GAGGGAAAGAGCTTTAGTTTCTTCTGCATCAGTAACAATTCTATTAGAGTACTGAGTACCAAATGCAGGTATCTTTTCACTCTTACTTACAAACCAAACTTGCATTCTATAAGTCTTCTGTGACTTAACTACAGGGTTAGTATCCACTATTTTATGTAATACAAAGTATCCCTTTCTTCTATTAGGAAAGCCTTCATAATATACATTAAGTCCTTCTACTATATCATTTATTTCCATAACTATAAGTCCTCATATATTGCTTTTTCTTGTGCTCCTCTTACCTTATCATTCTGTGATAATTCCTTAGCAATAGCTCTTTCAGCTTCATCTAAGTCCTTAACCATTGATGGTATAAGTTTAATAATAGCACCTAATTCCTTAGTCTCTTTTATATCAAGTTCAGTTAAGTCCATACTCCTTAACTTCATTCTATACTTATCAACAAGCATTCTTGTATCATCAAGTAATAGCTCAGAAGTGGTCTTAAAACTTGCATATAGTGCTTGAGCTTCTTTCACAGTAGTATCAGGTTCCCAGTTATCTTTCATACCTTCACCCTGCTTAATAGCTTCTTTCCTCTCCTGTTCATCTATTATATACTTGTAATCACTTCTGGAGTCCTCCATAAAGTAACAATATCCAAGCTCTGTAATAGCTCTCTCCTTTGAGAGAGATTTATCTCTATTCCATATCTGTCTGAATGCCTTTAAAGCATAGGCTTCATCAGATATAACCAGATTATAGCCATCTCTTTTGAATAATCTCATACTGCTTAAAACTAAAAAAGCCCAAGCCTTTGATAGGCTCAGGCTTATATTTATACTATAAGTTGTGGTCCTGTAACAATAGGAGGATTTTCTTCAAATTCCTCAATCTCTGCTACAAATTTTACATCTCCATCTTGAATCATCATGTGCTCAACTCCATCAATCTCCATGATGTCAAACCTATATCCTACTACAGGATTATCTTTAATAACACCATCTTGCAATGAGCCGGGTTTATGTTGCATTACTGCATATCTTTTAGGGTTGATATATACTATATCTCCTACTTCAATACCCCTCACCATTGGTCCAACAGCTACTACTGTCTGATATTCTTTCACTGAACCAGCTCTGGTACTATCTATAATACCACCAGTAGTCTTTAGGTCAGTAGGATATTTATTTAAAGTGACTACCATGTTATTAAACATGGGTTTAACTTTCTTGATTGTTGTAATCATCTCTTAATCTTCTTATATGTTCAAATCTTTTCTTAACTCCTATCATCCTATCATAAGTACAACTAAGTTTACCTATTGATGGAATATTGAAATTGGTTCTCAACTTATCAAACTCCTCTTTGCTTAGGTCTTCCTTTAGAGGCAAGGCTTTGATGTTATTCCTAATGAAAGTCCAAAGGGACTCATAGGCTTCCTTTACCACTTTAGGTGGTAATCCAAGTTCTGTGGATACCTGTTTAATTGCTTCTGAGTATATCATGAGAAATCAAATAATAACATCATCTTAAATGAACCATTCTCCTCATCTACTGATGGAATGTATCTTGGGTTTATCTTCCCATCAATGATGACCTTATTCTTTCTTAACTTACCCATGATGACCTGAAAGTGAGGAAGAGATATATCACACTCTTCCCTTACTTTCTTTTTAGTATCTTCACTCATAGTAACCTTATCAAGTATCTCATTATTTTTAATGACCTTGCTGAGTTCATATCTTTGCTTCACAAATGAAGTAATGACATCCATTTCTCTCTCAGTCAAGTTATGAAAAGGTTGTAAGAATTCAAACCAATATCTAAAGAACTTACCATCTACCTTGCAAGGAATCCTCACTATTGAATCCACTTGCTTAGCCATAGTTTATTCTCCTTCCTTTACTTCTTCCTCAGGTTCTTGTTCAGGTTGACTCATCAGTAATTCAAACTCTGTACCACATTTCTGCTTAAACTCTTCTGAGATATAAGGTGTAGTAGAAGTAATTACTGTCCACAACCATTTCAATCTTTCATAGAAGTTAGCAAGATTAGACTCCTGTAAAGCCTGACTTAACTTCTGATTCTGCATATATAACTGTCTGCTTTGTTCAGACAACTGGTGTGCAGTATTCTCCAGTTCCTCATAACTTAGCTTTCTCACTTCTGGAGTAGCCTTGCCACCCTTTACAACTTTCATGTTATTCTTCTCTTCCATCTTTATTTTTCTGTTAGATAATTTCCACCATACTTTTGCCCATACATTTTCTCCCATTCATGTATGTGTGCCTCACCAGTCTCAGTTCCACCACATTTGTCACAGTAATCTATGCCATCTGAGTTTCTTATTGCTAATGAAAGACAATGTTTACAATATACAACAGGTATATTATTATATTCTTCCTTGGGAGTCTCAAGCTCAAACTGCTTGACTTCTGTACTTAAGTTCTCCATAAATCTTTTCTTTAGTAATCTGTAACTCCCTACCAGAGGTCCTCTTTCTATTATTGAAAGGTCTCTTTGGAACTTCCTCTCCCCAAGATGTTACATGACCTTTTCTGATAGCTCTCCTAATACTCTTGTATTTACCAACAGCACTATAAATAGCAAGATGTAACATCATCTTAGGTTCATTGTACTGAGGTTCTTTTGTCTTCTTCTCTTCCATAATGCCAGCTATTTTTTACTTATAAAATACCAAGTAAATCTGTCCTCCTAAAGGAAACATACTTACTATATCTTCTCTTTTAATTTCAAGCTCTTGAGCTTGCTTGATTACTTCTCTAACTGTAGAGCCTATAATACAAGTGATTAATGTCTTCTCCTTTTCCATATTATTCACTTTAACTTAGTTGCGAAGGGAAGACTCGAACTTCCAACACAGTATTACTGCTTCTTGTGGTTATGAGCCACACATGTTGCCATTACACTACCTCGCGATTTATTGTGCAGATATAGAGACTCGAACTCTAACCAGAAGATTGGAAATCTCCTATACTGACCTTTATACGACACCTGCATTTCTTTCTTTATAGTGTAAATCTCTATGGCAGTTAGCACATAGGACTATACACTTATCTATTTCTTCCTTGAAGGTTTCTAAGGAACATCCTCTTCTTGCTAAAGAAGATACTTCAAATCTTTTATCTCTAATATGATGGAAGTCAAGAACCCACCATCTGCTTTCACCACATATAGCACACTTTGAGTTCTTTTTAATGTCAGTTAAAAGTTCTTTCAGATTAGTCTGGACTTCATTCTGTCTACTTCTTATTTTTATTCTTCTATTTGAATGATTTGAAGTATATAGTTCCTTATCTATCTTTCTCTTACATTCTTTACAGTAAGGCTGTAATGTACCTTTTGCCTTATTTCTAAAAGCAAATTCATTATCTTCCTTTACTATATGGCATTTATTACACTCTTTCATATTTAATATTTTAAGTGGGAACTTCTGAAATCGAATCAGAGCCTTGGGTTTTTCAGACCCACGTGCAATAACCACCTACACCAAGTACCCATTAAGTGGGAGTAAAGAGAATCGAACTCATATAGCCTGAGGCAGTAGATTTACAGTCTACACTAATTCACCACATTAAAGTACTCCCATTTGTTCCCCCATCTGGAATTGAACCAGACCTCCTAATTTAAAAGATTAGTGCCCACAACCTGTCTGCTATAGGGGAATATGTACCTCCACTAAGAATCGAACTTAGAATCTTCTCCTTAAGAGGGAGCAGCTTTAACCATTCAGCTATAGAGGCATTTAATAAGACTCCAGTGGGAGACTTGAACTCCCATACCACAGTTTTGCAGACTGGGACCTCAACCATTCAGACAACTGGAGGAATAGTACTGAGGGTAGGATTTGAACCCACTATCTTATGGATATAAGCCATCTGCATTTACCACTTGTGCTACCTCAGCATTATAAGTTAAAAGGGTGTGGCAGGGACTCGAACCCTATCTCTTCATTCACAGTGAAGCACTTTTACCAGATAAGCTATCCACACAGTTCTGATAATAGGACTTGAACCTATAACTACTGCCTTATGAGAGCAGTCTTCTACCTATTGAAGTATATCAGAATATTAAGTTGGTACACACAGAATTGAACTGTGATTGCATCCTTATCAGAGATGTTTCCTAACCTTTAGAAGATGTACCAATTTAAGCATATCCTAATAGAATCGAACTACTACCTATGGTTTTGGAGACCATCATTCTACCATTAAACTAAGGATACATATTAGCTATTATAATGACCTAATGTATCATTACCCATACCCTTGAATAGTGCATAAGATTCATAGTTTACTATATCTTTCTCACTTGTTTCAAACTCTAATATACATAACAAAGTCTTTTCTTCAAACTTCTTTTTCTTTTCTACGAGTTTCTTTTCTAACTCTCTCACAACTTCTCTTGCACTATAGAGTTCCTCTTCAAGAGATAATAATTCATTATAATCATTCTTAATCTCTTCCTGAGCATTTTCATTCATCATTTCAGGATATTTAAAGTGAACTGCTTTCACCTTACTTCTATCCTCAACAATCATTTTACTTCTAATCTCTTTCATGACTTTTACTCTTTAAATCTGCGGGACCTATAGGACTCGAACCTATATCTAAGGGTTAACAGCCCATTGTTCTAACCTTTGAACTAAAGACCCAGTTATGTTGCTCCTATTAGAATCGAACTAATGACCTTCACTGTGTAAAAGTGCTATTCTAAACCACTGAACTAAGGAGCAGTGTAGGGCACTTAAGGTGTGCCCAATACCTGTAAAAAAAAACAAACATTATGAAAACATGAAACAGTGGATACATGTGGGACTTGAACCCCAACTTCACAGTGCAAATGTGATGTGTTAGCCAATTACACTACATGACCCATGCTGGAGTTTATTTTTGTTTGGTTACAACTCCTTAACTTCCATTCTCAGTTCTCTCTGTGAGAACTAATAGTAGGGAATAAGAGATTTGAACTCTTGACCTCTACATCCCAAATGTAGCATCCTAACCTGACTGGACCAATTCCCTATTGTTTAATATTTCTTCTGTTATATTATAACCTCCTCTGTGAATTCTATTATGACAGTTTGCACATAATATTATTAAGTTTTCCAAAGAAGGGTTACTTCTATCTTCATCAATATGGTGAACTTGCAAGCAACACTCTTCTTCAAGACCACACATTGCACATTTATGTTTATACTCTCTAAAAGCTAAAGTAAGATAAAAGGAACCTTTGTGAGAACCATCAATCCAATTAGGATTATTTTCTCCAAGTCTATAATGAGAATTATTATATTTAGCAGCACAACTACTATTACAAAATACATTCCCATTCTTAGCCCTCTTTACCTGACTCTTAGGTTTATAAACTGTAGCACCACATTGAGCACATCTATATTCCAATTTCTTTTCCATGCGGAGGATATAGGATTTGAACCTATACATCCTTTAAGACTACTAACAGTTTAGCAAACTGCTCCCTTACCATTAGGGTTAATCCTCCATTACTTAGGAACACTCTCAATCACTATCTTAGGTGATTTCTGAGCTAATTGCCAAGCTCTTATAAAGTCTTCCAAATCCATACCAGTAGGTAACTTACTTAAGTCTATATCTGGCATAAGTTGCTCTCTCTTAAGGTATAAACTACAATGACAAATGTCTTTCTCTCTATAATCAGAGCAAGGACATTTCTTATCCTCACCTGTATTATGACAGGGACATTCTCCATTATTAGCCTCACATCTTTTCAAAATAGCATTCACTACCTTATCATTGGGATTTAACACCCATCCTTCTTTTCTCAATATTTGTATCATAATGCGGAGAAATGAGGTCCCGACCCCCAGCCAAATAAATGACCACTTTGTTTTCAAGACAAGTCCCAGTCCCACTGAGTTATCTCTCCATTTGCCTCTCCAACTCTTTGGAAGAGGACTTTGACTACCTATTGCAGTCTATGAGGGAATTGAACCCTGTTCTCTGCATTGACAGTGCAGCACTTTAACCATTAAGCTACATAGACTATTTTGTAATGGGTAGGGGATTTGAACCCCTCTCTGCAAGATTGAAAATCTTGTGTACTAACCACTATACTAACCCACCATATTATGTATTTCTCTATGACAATTTGAACATACCAGAATACACTTTGAAAGTTCATTCAGAACTTTTTGTTTATTTTTATCAGATGGATAATTACCATTAACAAATCTACTTATGTTAAAATCCTTATTATCCTCTGTGTGATGCCATTCTAATGCTTCTTTACATTTATTATATCCACATATAGAACATTGAGTTTTTAATCCATTAACCCAATTTACAAATTCTATTTGCCTTGTCCTTACTCTCTTAGTTTGACACTCTTTACATATATTTCTTAAAGCATTTCCATTCTTTGGAAATTGAATTTCTTCTAAGTCTCTGTTACAAATTCTACATGTTTTCATAAAAGTAATTAAAAGGACTATCCTATCTTCACAGACCAGATAGTCCACTCTTTAAAAATCATGAAACAAAAAAAAATCCACCTTCAAAAGTACCCCATTAAGGACTCGAACCTTATCTAAAACTTTAGAAGAGTCTTGTGCTTCCATTACACCAACAGGGCATTTATTGTTGTTCCAGCAGGAATTGAACCTACATTACTTGAGCCAAAATCAGGTGTAATAACCATTATACTATGGAACAATGTTCTTATCTTCTAATCATGATGCAAAGATAAGTCAAATATTTGAGATATGCAAATCTTTCACTAATTATTTTCAAGATAATATGAAAATACTCCAGAAGTGAATTAAGATAATAAGGTGGAAGAGGGTAATCAATAAAGAATTATCCCACTTTCTCAACCAATTTATCAGCCCACTTCTCTGTATAGAAGCTATAATAATCAGGCTTATAACCCAATTTCCTTACAATCATACAATATAGATTATGTAAGATAGAAGGGATAACTATCACTGGAATATATAACCATCCTAATAACTGAGACTGATATGAATGCCCTAATTCATGCTTCAAAGACTTATCAGTAGAATTAGGAAGAGCAAATATATAATCCCCTAAAGAAAAGTTTGAGAGAATGTACTCAGTTATAATTAAGTTCTTTCCATTGTACTTTCCACCATAGTGACACAAGTATCCTAAGCATCCATAGATAAGAAATGCTATATAATTCTGTGGAAATTGCCACAACCAAAGTAAGAGGTTACTTAACCATTTCATACCTTATATCTCTTTACATTCAACACCTTTGAACTAACTCCTTGTGCATAATACCTATTATCATTATGATTCACAGATACACATACAGCACCATCACATTCAACTATATTTATAGTCTCATTCTTAACCTTCTTAACTGTCTTCATATTGTTTCATTTTAAATTGGGCATAGTTATCCCTCCCTCCTATTTTATTCTTAACTAACTAAAGTAAATAAGGAATAAAACTTTAGTTTCATATAATAAGAGACCCTACAGACATTTCTCACTGCATTAGACTGGATTAACCAGATTCTTACTCCTATAGACCAGCAGATACACCCGTTTATATATTATTAGTTTTCACTCTGTGTTATCTCAAGGGTTCATTACCTGTGCCCTGCTAATGGTATCCTTTACTTTCCCATGTTGGCTGAACCAATGTATCTACTAATAGGTAGTTTCCTATTATTTTGCAAACATACAAAAAATAAATGACATATCCAAATCTGGGACTATTATTTATGAAAGTTTAACTATTGACTATATAATATGCTGTTCTTTTAAGGCTTTTAAACATCTTGCAGTCCATTCTACTAATGGTTCATCATTATCATAACTCATATATTGTCCAGTTTGGAATATAGAATGTACTATCTCATGTAGGACAGTAAGTTCAATTTCATCCTTTGAAAGTTTACTACCATCAGGCTTCTTTGTGCTAATGGTTATTACCCTTGAAGGACTCTCTGTTTCTCCAAATAACCACCTATCATTTTCACCAACTACTTCATCTACAAACTGTATTCTCCAAGTACTCCCAAATAAATTATAGCTCTTCTCTTTCATACTTTTAATTTTTGGTCAAAGATAAGTATATAATAGATACTATCCAAATAATTTAATTTTTTTTTTAATTTTTTTTTTTGATTCATAGTCATGAGTGGGATATACACCAACCCCACCTCCCCCATCACTTAGCCAGTGGGGTTCCACCCCCTATGGTTAAACAAATTATTCATTAACAATTTAACATTAAGTATTATGGGCAATCAGTTAAAATTCCGTAAGACATTGACAGTTGAACAGTTTAAAGCAGCTCAACATGTAGACAAAATCCAAGTGAAACAGAATCCTAAGACCAACAAGCTGTTCTTCACATTTGGTGCTGAGACAGGAGCAGTTGCAGTGAAGGGTATTCCTGCACATCCAATGGTGTCAAATGTTGAAGCACCTGATGGTAGCTCATTCTGGCTTCTGCATGAAGAAGGCACAGGTGGTGCTCCAGTGTTGGCAACATTCTAATGGAGGAGGGCATTTGCCCTCTTTCTTTCTATTCTTCTGAGCATTAATAGTATCTTTTAAGCATTAATAATATTATGGACAAGATAATTTGGTTAGATGGTCATACATCAAGTATAGCTTCTGATGAAGCATATTCCAAGCAATATTCTGAGAATAATAAATGGTACATGAATCATGCTGATTCTACCTTTGTTTGGATAGCTAATTGCTGGATGGAAGTGTAAAATACTACATACTCTCCTACTATTATTCCTTATTCTCTTCTGGAGTATAGATAGTAGTGGGAGAGTTTCTATGTTTGAAGGTAGTAAGTTGTAGGCTTTAAGTAATCAATCTTATTGCATTAGAGCTTGTATTAGAGTGCATGAAGAATAGTGTCTCAAATGTCCTTTCTTTACTCTTTCTTTCTATGTTTGTTGATAGTGTGAAAGTGTGGAAGAGTGAGTGTTACATTATAAAAAGCACCACACATCATGCCACATTCAAAGACATGTCAAAAAGAAAAAGAGGAGTAATAGAATAACTGGATTTACTGTTCTAATCTTTATGAACAGAGTATCTTATAGTTTAATTGAGCATATCTCATGCTCTAAATATACACATAGTGAGCATACCAATGGGCTAATTCAGGCAATCAGATGTGAATAATAGTAGCATTTGACAGGACACATGCCATTAAAATGTGTTAAGAAGTAACTAATATATAATAGAATAAATGATAAGGATAAGATATTTGATGTTATTATATTGTAAGTGTTGACCACTTAGGGGGACTAAACAAACATCCACCTGAAAGATGAAATATTATAAATGAAGGCACATACAGAGTTGAGTCCACTGAGTATCAAGAGTAATTTAATTACTTCCTATGCAACAGGTGGTATATTACCAAGTATCCCCGAGGGATTTATAACTATTAACCGAGTAAAGGAATACTAAAAAGACAGTCAGCCTATTTAAGGAAGAGTACATGGGTGGATATAATAACATCAATATCAAAGGCACATTAGCTCAGTGGTTAGAGCATCACACTGATGATTTTAAAGGTAGTTATTGTGAGGGTCACTGGTTCAAATCCAGTATGTGCTTCAATTATTAACAAATTAACTTATAAACACATGGCTAAGAAATTTAAAAGAGAGAACTGTGACTCTACATTGAGAGCTACAGTTACAGACCAATTGGGTAGAACAGTTTCACTGTTTGGAACACATGCTTTTGAATGGTCAATAGTAATTGCATCAGACAATAGCATCACAATGCAGACCTTTAAGAAAGGTGATATTGCAAGAAAAGAGTTCAATAAATACAAAAGAAAAAGATAATGGAAGACATGATAAATACTGAGAATGTAGTGACTGTAATAATGGTCATTGCATTCTTTGCATGGTTATTCATGAGAGACCAGAAAGGAGCAGGAGAATGAAGGCATTCAAACTAATTATCAAGGGTGTGTTACTATATGTAACCACTCTTGTCACCTTATTATATATGATGGGTATTGATAGTATTTATGACAATGGATATTTTATTCATGGTCTTATACTTGTATTAATACTTGTTGGAGTGTGCTATAAATCTATTAACAAAGAGGAGCTTGAGATACTTACATTAAATAAGTATTTCAATCACCTTGATGAAGAACTCAAATAAACTATAATCAAATGGTACGGGCAATTTATGTAGTTTTTACAAATATCAGGTTAAGTGACCCACAAGTAAGGAACATGAAACAATATAAGTTCTTATGTCCTTATGATATGGTACAAGTTGGAGATATGATTGAGGATGATAGATATTCTCAGAGGATGTATGTAGTAGGCTGTACTCAGTGTGCGAATGATGTACAAGATGGCATTTTTCTTAAAACCATTGAACCATCTAAGATAAATGGTATTAAAGTTATATGTGATTGGAGCATTAATAATAAACAAATAGGCAATATGGAAGCAAGAAATATCTCAGTAACTCTTGAGCAAGCAAGAGAATGGTACAACAGTGGTAATTCAACTCTTCGGACATTGGCATTGAATGCCTATACAGAATCAGAGTTAATGGGCTATGATTATATCAAGCAATTGGTAAAGAGAGAAGCCACTTCTATTATAGTTCCAGAAGGAGAAGTGAAGAAGATTAATGTTTACAGCAGGCTGGCTATTGTAGCTAAATACTTCAATGGTTCTTGGAATAAGACCACAGGAAACACAGGTTATTTTCTTGGCAATTATAGTACATCATGTGGTCCTGTAGTTGATACCTGCAATGGTGTTGGTGTATATCAGCATAATATGGTACAATATGCAGGTGTAATTTATTTCAAGAATCAAGAGGATGCCATTAAAGCTGTCAAGATATTAGGTGAGAGTGTCAAGGATTTATTTTAAATATGTGTTTATAAAGGATTTCATTTTATTTATGTTTTTAGAGTAGCTCATGTTGTGAAACACAGCTACTCAAACTGCCCTCATAGTTCAGTGGATAGAATAGAAGTTTCCTAAACTTTAGACAGAAGTTCGAGTCTTCTTGGGGGTACATTTGTAAATGGTTTTGAAAGGGTCTGCAATACAATAAATACAGAACCCAATTGCTAATAGGTAAGCTATAAAGGGTGTTATGGGCTGTCAGACATTTCTACCTTGTAAATCACAAGAAATGGCAAGAAGTAAATTCTTAATAAACAATTATATGAAAGACTTTAAGTATTATGGCTTATTTCTCACAGAAGAGAGTAAAGCTGAATTAAAAACTTGGTTGATTAATTCTAATTATCAACCTGAAATCTTGAAATCTGAGAAGGAGTACTTAGACCATTGTACATTATTACATTGGTCTCAGAGTGATTACATAAAAGAAGCTATTCTTGAGGATAGATTGGGGGAGAGATACTCTATAGTTATAGATGGTATTGGGGCATCAGATAAGTCTTTAGCTTTTAGAGTAGCTGGAGGTTCTATGTGTACAGTATGTGCTAACAAGATTCCACACATAACTATATGTACATTCAATGGTGGTAAGCCAGTAGATAGTAATAATATTACTGAGTGGAAGGATATTAAACCAATTATTGTTGAAACTAAACTTGAGAAGAGATAATAAATGTTGAACTAAAAAAAAACATGACTCAGTTTGTATTTGAATTTATCCTTGTGGGATTAGTAGGAGGATTATTAGGAATCTTCTACAGAAATTGTTTAAAGGTGGAAGATATGATATTCCACTGGTGGTATGTAATACTCAAGAAATGGGTAAAGAAATCAGAAATGTATTGTGATATAGATGGGTGTCATACACCTAATATATGGCATAGATTCTTAGGTTTCATTGCTTATCCTCTTGGTTTCTGTATCTATTGTAGTACTACATGGATAACATTCTTCTTATGTGCATTATGGTTATACAACTGGCAATCATTACCAGATTGGAACCTAATAGTAATAGGAGTACTGGCTGCAACAGGTGTACAACATTTAGTAGTATGCTGTGCTTGTAGGTTCTTAATTTATAAACATCCTGATTTAGATGAAAACAACATTTGATTATGGCAATGATTATTTGCCTGAGATTTGGTATTAAATAACAAAAGAATGTTAAAGGTGGAAATATATTTGCATATATGAAACCTTTGACATATCTTTGCAGTGTCAATTAAATAAAGAAACAATTCTATGGGAAAGTTAAATCCATTAGTGAAACCAACTTCAAAGTTGGATACAGAAAGACTGGCTGGTGGTTCAGGTGCATTGGCAGCTAAACAGAGTAATGTAGCATTATTGAGGAGAGCTGTATTAGCTAATCTTCTTTGGGAAGATGTTGCATATATGGATGGTCTCAAGGTAGCAGAAGAAATCAAGAGGTTAATACCTTTGTGTCCTGCTATTGATGTGTATAATATTGCTCTTGAAGCAAGATTAATGCAGAAGCTGAGACATACACCTCTGTTTATAGCAGTAGAAATGTGTAAATATCCTGAACATAAGCTATTTGTAGCTGACTTGTTGCCTAAGATTATTACAAGGGCTGATATGCTTACAGATTTCTTGGCATTATATTGGAAGGATGGTAAAAAGCCTATCTGTAACCAAGCTAAGAAAGGATTAAGTGCTGCCTTTCATAATTTCAATGAGTACAAGTTTGCTAAATATGACAGGGATGCAGCCATTAAGTTAAGAGATGTTATGTTCTTGTGCAGACCCAAGCCAAACAATGACTATGAAACCAAGTTGTTCAAGAAAGTAGCTGACAGAACTCTTACACCACCTGAAACATGGGAAGTCATGCTGTCTGCTGGTAAAGACAAGAAAGAGACTTGGACTAAGTTAATCTTTGAGAACAAGATTGGTGGTCTGGCTATGTTGAGAAACATAAATAACATGAAGAAAGCAGATGTTGATAGGAGAGTTATTGTTGAGGGATTGACAAGACTTAAATCATCAATGTTATTGCCTCTTGACTTCTTGAAAGCTGAAAGAATGAACCCTGAGTTCAGTAGAGATATTGAAGATGCTATGTTGGAATCATATAAGAATCTACCTAAACTTCCAGGTAAAACCTTGTTTATAGTAGATGTCAGTGGTTCTATGGGTAGTCTTACTTCTGGTCAATCACAGTTCAACAGAATGGACCAAGCATGTGCAATGGCTATGTTAGCTATTAATCAGTGTGAGGACTATGAACTTGTGGCTACAGCAGGTGCAGATGCCCTAAGAAAGCAAGCATCTGAACATATTAAATATCCTCAAAAGGGATTTGGTGTATTCAAGCAAATCATGGATACAAGAAATAATATTGGTGGTGGAGGTATATTCACCAAACAATGTTTAGACTGGTGTAAAGCTAAGTTTAAAGGTGTCCACTTTGATAGAATCATCATCTTCTCAGATTCACAGGATATAGACCACATGTATAATAAGTCTATCCTTCCTGAGCCTTTTGGTACTTACAATTACATTTGTGATGTGTCAGCCAATACAAAGGGAGTGAATTATAGAGGTAGATGGACTGCTGAGATTTCAGGTTGGTCAGAGCATTTCCTAACTTATATTGCAGCTTTAGAAGGCTTGCAGAATAAGTTTGAGGAACAGTAAAATATGATGTTGTATAGTGTATAATAGACTTACTTCAAGCTAATATGGATATAGTTTACCAAACAATAGTCTGTTAGTTGTTCTTACAACATTAACTTATAATGCCATTAGTGTATTACAGATTTACATCAATAATCTTTTAAATTATCACGAATAATCTGTTAAATGTTCTATGGCATATTTCGGAGGGATAGCTCAGTTGGTAGAGCAGTTAGAAATCATACTTTAATCATGGTTCCACAGTAATGTGTTGGTGTAGATTAGAGTTACTTCAAAAGCCTTTTAAGCTACGGGTCATTGGTTCAAGTCCAATTCCCTCCACAAAATCACCAGACTTCACAGGGGGTAATGCCAACAGGAGTTCATAATACTTAGAAAGCATTTAGTTGTGGTTCAGGAATAAATGGTGATAAATTAAAATGGGGATGTGGTGAAATAAAGCAAGTTTTATCCTCTTATGAGTGTTCTCCCGAAGGGGTAGTGTATTATAAGAGTTACTTCAAGGTTTACACAATAGTTTTGGGTACTATCAAATAAAGGTTCGAGTCCTTTCATCCCCACACAAAGATTAGTGATATACAACACTTACTTCAATATTATACATAAAAGAAAAGTAAATTAAAGTAAGAAAGGAGTAGATTTTTAATCAACTTATGTCCTTAGGGGCAACAATTTCAAAAGGTGTTGTAGAATATTCTATCTTTTAAAGGCTATCAGTTTAATTACTGGTAGCCTTTTCTTTTATGCACATTCATGTGATAATTAAGATATGTTTTACTAAAAAAAAAAAACAATGAAAAATGAAAAGAGTGGAGCTGAGAGCTTCGCAGAAAACATGAGAGAAAAATTAGGTCTTAACAAACCACTTCCTAAAGAAGTAATGGATGATTTGAGGGAAGGTGTAATTGACCTTGGTAAAAAGACAGGTGATACCAATGCAGAAGATGTATTGGACAATTGCTTGATTGAATTAAGAAGATTAAAAGACAACCAAAGCAAGGCTATTGTAATTACTTATCTACTTGGTACTCTGCCTATGGACTTGCAGAAATTCATTGCAGACCAACAGCAAAAGATTGTTGTTGCTCTTACAGCTAAGAATTTGGCAGGTGAAGGTCCAGAAGCCATGTTGGGTATGCTTCTTATGGGAGCTATGCTTGGTAATAAAGATTCAGATGAATAATGAAATCAAAGTAAGTCTCAGTGTCACATTACAAGGTAGTGTGATGCTGAGCCAAGAGCAGGCTAAAGCTCTTGAGGAAGAAAAAGTAGGCACAGGTTATGATACTTTCTCTATGAGAGTAGAAGGTAAGAAGAGTGATGGTAAGAAGGATATTCAAACTATTACTGTAAAAACCAGAAAGTGTAAACCTGCTGGTCAATCACTCAACTTGAGTATGGATGCCTATAATTATATGGTGTCCAATGAAGCTCCTTACTTTGTCAAACCCAGAGATTGGGAGAGACTTACTAAGAAGCAGAGACTTGAGGCTCACCTCAAAAGGATTGTGGAAGAGCTTGGTGGAGTGAGTTTCACCTATGCTGTACTTGATAATTAAATCATTTATAGTGTAGGTAGTATGTTATTTGTATCAATTATAGTAGGATTGTTTGGTATTATCTTACTAATAAGAACTTTTGTTAGATACCACCCTTATTTTGATTTAGTCACAAGCTATAACAAGTATATACTATTGCTGTGGTATGATAAGGATGGTGGAAGAACTTACATAAAACTATTGGAAATATGAGTAAAGGGAGAGTTTTAACTAAGAAAAAGTGGGGGCATTGTGCCAGATATTGGAGGAAGTATAAATATAGAATCAAATTCCCAAGAGGGAAACTTAATTCATTTGAAGGAACTCACGCACCTATAGGCTATCCTCTTAAATACTTATCATGGCTGATGGAGTAAGAATAACTTAAAAAAAAAAGAAATCATGATTTATGCAAGAGTATTACTTGCTGCATTCATTGTTCTTGCTGTTATCTACTATCTAATGATGATAGGACAATTGTATGGCAAGTGGAAAGTGACAAACAGAGAAATCAAATTCTCACTCCTGTGTATTCCATTCTACTATTGGATGGTGTCTCAGGAAGAGAAGAAACAAGTAAAAAGAAAAACTAACATTAAAAAGAAAAAAGATGGGAAATCAAAAACCAATTAACAAAGGGAAAATCCTTGGTATTATTATTGCTGTTGTTGCAGTTCTTATGATTGCAATGGCAGGGGCTTTATGGGAAGATGCAGACAAGTCAAAGAACTATGTATGTCAGATGCCTGTAACAGGTAATTATGTAGTCTGGACTGATGGTGGATTGCAATGGCAGGGGCTTGGTACTGTGAGAAGTTATTCAAAGACTTCACAGATAGAATTTACAGGTCTTGAGAAGAATGAAGATGGTTATGTAGCAGCAGGAAGTAACCCAGCAGCAGCCCTTACATTCAATGACAAAGGTAGAGGTTTTATTGTCGGTTCATTTAGGGTAGTAATGCCTAATGATGCCAAGAATATGGAGAAGATACAAACAGACTTTGGTTCTGAGGAAGCATTGATAGCTAACTTGGTTAAACCTACATTGTATAAAGTTGTAACTTCTTGTGGTCCTCTTATGTCTTCATTGGAATCAGTATCAGAGACAAGGACTGACCTTATTGCCTATATTACAGACCAGTTGAATAATGGTGTATATAAGACCAGAGTATTAAAGACTAAGGTTATTAATGACATTACTGGTGAAGAGGAAGTAAGAGCACAGTCTGAGATTATAGCTGATGGTAATTCTCCGGGTGGTTATAAAAGACAGGAGAACTCACCTTTCTCACAATATGGTGTAACTTGTGGTCTGGTTAGTATTGTAGATATTAAATATGATGCTGCAACTCAATCACAAATTGATGCACAGAAACAGGCTAACTTAGCAATTATCACTTCTAAGACTAAATCACTTGAAGCAGTTCAAAGGACTATTCAGATTACAGAAGATGGTAAAGCAACTGCTGAGAAAGCTAAGTGGGAACAGGAGAAAGAGAAAGCTGTGGCTGTAACTAAAGCACAACAGGAGTTTGAGGTAGCAGAACTTGAAGCTAAGAAAGCTAAACAAGTTGCTCTTAAAGTTCAGGCAGAAGGTGAAGCTAAGGCAGCAGCCAATAGAGCATTGGTTGCAGCAGGTTTAACTCCCTCAGAAAAGGCTGAATGGGATTATAAGACTGCTGTAGGTGTTGCAGAAGCACTTGCTAATTCTAAGGTACAATGGGTTCCATCTGTAATGTTTGGAGGAAATGGTTCTGGAAATAATGCTATGGATGCTGTGGGTCTTAAGATGCTCATGGACATAACCAAGTCTTTTGATAAGAAGTAGTTATGATTTGGATAATTATAGGAATAATCCTCACTATTATTATAGTGGGGATTATGAAAGATACTCATGTCATAATGTATAATGGCATGAAGATTTCAGAGGAACATGATATAGAAATTCCTTTGTGGGTGCTTTGTGTTGTTTTATTTATTGAGCTAATTCCCCTTATTAATATCATAGCATTTATAGGCTTTGTTGTATGGTATGTTATAATGTGTAACTCTACTCCCCAACAATGGCTTGTTAAATATACCTTTAGACTTCAAGGAAAGACCTATGTAGGGAGGGCTGTTTTAGCAATTATAAACTTCTTGAATATTAAAGTATAACAAATATTTATGAAACAAAGAGTATATAATATCCTTATGCTCTTACTGATTGGTGGTCTATATGGGTTATACTATATAGACTATCAAGAAGAGCACAGGGAACCTGTAAAGGTGGATGTGTTGAGATTGGAACAACCAGAGTTCTTACTATCAGAGGCTCCTGATGATTATCTTATGGAGGCTTTAGAGTATTATAATGTTAAACATAAGAACATTGTATATGCTCAGGCTATTCTTGAGACAGGTCATTTTAGGTCTAAGGTCTGCAAAGAGTACAATAACTTATTTGGACTCTACAATAGTTATAAGAAAGACTATTATAAGTTTGACCATTGGAGTGAGAGTGTGGTTGCCTATCTCAATTACATACAATATAGATACAAACCCCCGGATGATTACTATCAATTTTTAATTAATATAGGGTATGCTACTGACCCTAACTATATACAGAAAGTAAAAAGTATAGAACATGGACTTAGTAAGAATTAAAGGTTATGAAGACTATTATGCTATAAATAAAGCAGGTCAGATTTATTCCTTTAGGAGAAGGAAATTCTTGACTCCTTTTAAAGATAGAGGAGGATATTGGTTTGTTAATTTTAATGTTAATGGAGTTAGAACCTTTCCAAGAATACACAGACTTCTTGCTATTCAATTCATTGAAAATCCTAATAACTATGAATATGTAAACCATATTGATGAGAATAAGGAGAATAATAATTTAGCAAACTTAGAATGGGTTACTTTTAAGGAGAACCTATTGCATGGTACAAGAATAAATAGGATAGCTAAACACTTTGAGAAACCTGTAATTGGAACAGATTTTGAGGGTAATGAACTTTCTTTTGATTCTACAACCAAGGCAGCTTTATTTGTAAATGGAGATAAGTCAGCTATACAAAGGGTTTGTAGAGGGCAGAAACTTACTGCCTATGGTTATAGATGGAGGTATGCGGAAGACCCGCAATATGTAGAAAAACTAAAGAATATAGTAAAGAGATATGGATAGAGAACAGGCTCAGGAAGAGATAATGAATATAAGGAGTAATTCTATACTCTGTGAGTTACCTACTTCCTTTGGTAAATCTAAGATAGGCATTGATTTGGCTTTAAGGGATAACCCCAGTAGCATACTTATAGTAATTCCAAGGTTAGTCTTGATAAATAACTGGAAAGAGGAGTTTATCAAATGGGGACTTGAATCTTGGATTGAAAGAGTACAATTCAGTACTTATGTGGGATTGAATAAACATGTAGAGGAAGAATGGGATTGTGTAATCTTTGATGAAGTACAACACATGTCAGAAAGATGTAGGGAATTTGTATCTACAATGGAGATACATCATTCTATCATGCTTTCAGCTACAGTTACCAGAGATATGAAGTGGGAACTTGGTCAGTTGTTTCCTGATTTTCAGTGTTATACAGTGAAGATGAAGGAGGCTATAGACAATGAAATCCTTCCTGACCCAAGAGTGTTCCTTATCCCTCTTGAACTTGATAATACACATGCTGTACATACTATGATTGAGCATCCTAAGGCTAAGATTGTCAAAGAATGTCTGTATAAAGACAGATGGCAGTATCTTAAGGATAAATCTATTCAAGTGCATATTAAGTGTACTGAATTACAGTATGTGATGGAGTTAGGAAGCAAGATAGAGTTCTGGAAGAGGCAATATATGAGAACAAGAAATGAAGGAGTAAAGACAAAATGGTTATTCCTTGCAGGTCAAAGGCTCAAATTCCTTTCACAATTAAAGAACCCTATTATCTTATCTCTTCTGGAGAAGCTGAAATCAGAAAGGGTACTTACATTCTGTAGCTCTATTGAGCAGACAGAAATATTAGGGGAAAACTGTATTAACAGTAAGAACAAAGAATCCTCTATGGTACTTGACATGTTTAATCATAAGGAGTTGGACCACATCACAGCATGTAATATGTTGAATGAAGGTATGAACCTTGTAGATTGCAGAGTTGGTTTATATGCTAATCTGAACAGCAGTGATATTATCATCAAACAAAGATTGGGTAGAATACTCAGGCACAAAGACCCCATCATTATTATCCCATACTTTAGTGGTACAAGGGAAGAGGAGTTAGTTGAGAAGATGCTTGAGGATTATAATCCAGAGTTGGTTGTGAAAACAAATTTAAGTGAAATAAAAGTATGAGAAACAGAGTTAAAATTACTAAAGCAAACTACATTGTAAATCCTGAGAAGAAGGTAGTAGTTTGTGTTCTGGAGTGTGATATGCAGTTGTGTAAGCACCCTGCATGGCAGGATATTTATCCTAATATGTGGGCTAATCTTCCACTTGTAGGAACCAATGGCACATTCAAAGTGAGAGCTATTGCAAGGTGCAATGAAGAAGATGCCTTTGATGAAGAAGCAGGTAAGAGGATTGCAGAATCCAGAGCAAAAGGTAAAGCATTTGCTACTGCTGCAAAGGTTTACAAAGAAATTGAGAAATATTTCTTGAACTGTGCTGCACTTGTGAATGAATCTGTGGAGGCTTGTGAACAGACTGTGAAAGTTGAGGAAGCTCATGTTGAATTGCTGATTGGATAGTAGTATGACAATCTCATTGAATGACAAGGTTATTAAGAAGAGTGGGGTTTCTCTTGGAGAGGTCTTACTTATGATAGCTATTCAAAACAATGTAGATTTCAATGCTGCTGAAAGTGAGTTGAAGAAAAAAGGACTTATCAGTACAAGTTATGATAGGGAAACACATCTTCCTGTAGGGTTATTTGTAACTTCTATGGGAAATAATGTAGTCAATAATATCATTCTTGACTCCGATAAGTCTGTGGGGACTGATGACTTCAATCAAAGAATTGAAGCATTAGTACCTCAACTTCAATCCATTTATCCAGAAGGAAAGAACTTTAACAATCAGTATTGGAGAGGGAATAAAACTGACATTAAGAGGAAGTTACAGACTTTCTTTAAGAAGTATGGGAATGATTACACTGATGAACAAATCATCAATGCAACTCAAGCCTATGTTTCTGGCTTCAATGGAGAGTATAAGTTCATGAGATTGCTTCAATATTTCATTTGGAAAGAAGAGGTAAAGGATGGTACTAAAGTACCTATCTCAGAGCTGGCTAATTACATTGAGAATGCAGACCAAACCAATGAAATGAGTGTTGATTGGACTTCTACATTAAACTAACAGCTATGGAATTTAAAATCATTACAGGGCATCCTGACTATCTTGTATCTAAATTAGGGGAGATTTTCTCACTTAAAAGTAACAGAAATCTTAAACCCTATAAAACCTCCAAAGGCTATTTACAGGTAAGGTTAGATGGAGGAAAGACATTTCATGTTCACAGATTAGTGGCAGAGGCTTTCATTCCTAATCCTGAGAATTATCCTCAAATTAATCATATAAATGAGGATAAAACAGATAATAGAGTAGAGAACCTTGAATGGTGTAATCAATCCTACAATATGGGTCATGGTACTGGAAATAATAGAAGGTCAAGTACTTTAAAAGGAAGGAAAACTATGTGGAATTCAAAACCAGTACTACAGATGTCATTGGATGGGAAAGAGGTAGCAAGGTGGGAAAGTACAATGGAAGTTGAAAGAACTTTAGGGTTCAAGAATACTAATATTGGAGCCTGTTGTAATGGAAGAATGAAGAGAGCTTATGGTTTTATATGGAGATATATTGAATAGTTATGGAAGAGAAGGATTCATTTGATAGGGCACTGGAGAAGTTAATACTCCGAAGGCAGAGGATACTGGATGGCAAGATAAATTGTATTCCATTGTCTTTCCCAAGATTAAGAGTGTGGCTCCCCGGGATAGAGAAGAGAAGGTACAACATTATTACTGCAAATCAAAAGGTTGGCAAATCAAAACTTGCTGACTATATGCTTGTTTATGAACCCTTCTTCTATGCAATTGAGCACCCTGACCAACTAAGGTTGAAGATACTCTATTTTACCCTTGAAATGGGTAAGGAAGAAAAGTTCTATGAATTCTTATGTCACCTGTTATTCAGGCTTGATAGAATAAGAATAAGTCCAACTGACTTGAAGAGTACTTCTGCTGATAGACCAGTTCCTCAAGAGATATTAGACTTACTTGCATCTGAAAGGTATGTAACATATATTCAGAAGTTTAAGGAGACTATAATCTATATTGACTCTGAGAGAAATCCTACAGGAATCAACAAGTATTGTAGGAATTTTGCTTTGAGTAGAGGAAAGTTCCACTTCAAGAAGGTTATCATGAAGAATGAAGCTGGACTTGAGGAGGAAAGAGATGTAATAGACTATTATGAACCAGATGACAAGGATGAATATGTGGAAGTTATCTTAGACAACTATTCAAATCTGATGTCAGAAAGTGGTATGAATAAAATGCAAACTATTGAGAAGATGAGTAAATATTTCATCACTCAAAGGGACCAGTTTGATTTCAATATCACTGCAATCCAGCATCAAGCTCAGGCTCAGGAAGGAATTGAGAATCAGAAGTTGAATAAGATGATGCCTTCATCAGATGGTCTTGCAGATTGTAAGACTACTACCAGAGATGCAAATCTGGTGCTTGGTTTGTATAGTCCATTTAAGTATGGTCTAAGGGAGTATGAAGGTTATGATGTGACCAAATTCAAGAACAATATAAGGTTTATGCAGGTTATTGAGGATAGAGATAATGGAGCAGGAGGTCAAATATGTCCATTGTTCTTTGATGGAGCAGTGAGTACATTTACTGAGCTTCCACTACCCAATAATAAGCCTGAACTGGAGAGATGTCTTGAGTATATTGAGACAGTTGTAAGAAGGAGGACTAACTATACTTTCATGAATGTCTCTATAAGAAAAGCCAGAGTAAGAAAGTGGAAGATGAATTTGCATAGGTTGATTAAATTGATTACCTTTGCAGACTAAATTTTAAATAAGAAGAATGAAAGCATTGATTTTAGCTAAGTCAGGTTTTGGTAAGTCAACCTCTATTGGAGAGATACCAGAACTTGGATTGAAAGGGTTAGACCCTAAAGTGACTTATTTGATAAGTTGTGTGAATAAACCCCTACCTTTTAGAGGTGGAGGAAGTAAGTACCAAGTTACTACTCTCAAAGAGATTGGTAAGGGTAACAGAATTATAACCAATGATGCAAAAGAAGTTGCTCAAATCATTGAAATGTTAGCCAGCCCTCACTCTCCTTTCACTAATATAGTACTTGATGATATGAACTATATCAGTCAGGATTTCTATATGAAGAATGCTATGAAAGGTGGTTGGGACACTCCTAAACAGATTGGTTATGGAATGGGATTAATCTTTGATGCAATCAATCTTGTTCCAGAAAACAAGAATATGATTTGTCTTGCTCACTATGAAGAGTATAAAGACAAGAATGGTGATAGTATCTCTTACAAATATAAGAGTACTGGTAACATGGTTGATTCATATATTACTCCTGAGGGTAAGTTTGAAGTAGTTCTTTATGGTAAATCTTCTTTTGATTCAAAGGAGAAGAAATCCATCAGAGAATTTGTTACCAATGATGATGGAGTATATCCTGCAAAGAGTCCTGTTGGCATGTTTCCTCTATATATTCCCAATGACTTGGGTCTTGTAGTTGAGAAAGCACAGGAATACTATGGGTAGGGATGAAGTAGTCAGGATTAGTAGGCTTGTAGCCTTTGGTAGACTGACTGAAATGGATGTAAATATTCTATTAATGAATTACTGTTTGGAGCATAATAAACCTTATTATGAAACAACAGTATTCATTACTTTCCTTTTAAAGAATGGAATATTTGAACCTTTCTTTATGGAAGCATTAGGATATTATGAAAGAAAATACACCATAAATAAACTGCAAAGTAAGCCCAATGAAATAGGGCAAAGACAAATAATTTTTATAAATTAAATACAAGTATTTATATGATTACTGGCATTATTTACAGATATATTTCCCCTTCTGGTAAAAGTTATATAGGGCAAACTATAGATGAGATTGTAAGGAAGCAGTTCTTTTATAACCTAAATTGCAGTTATGGAGGGAAGAAAATAGATAATGCAAGGCACAAATATAAGCCAGAAAATTTTATTTATGAAATTCTCCATAAAGGAGATTACATAGATGAAGTGATAGCAAAGAAGATACTTAATGAGCTTGAGGTTTATTATATTAGAAAGTTTAATTCTTTTGAAGATGGATATAATTGTACTATTGGAGGAGAAAGTTTAAGTGGGTTCAAACACACAGAGGAAACAAAGATAAAGATGAGAAATTCTCATTTAGGAGTTCCTAAAAGTGAGGAACAGATTCTTAAACTTAAAGATACTTTATCTAAGAAAATTGTTATAAAAACAAGGAAATTTTTAGATGCAGTTAGAAAACCAGTAGAACAGTATGACAAATCTGGAGTATTAATAAGTTCTTATAATAGTATAACTGAGGCTTCTAAAATTACAGGGGTTAATAGTTCTAATATTGGAGAATGTTGTTATGGTAGAAGAAAAAGTGCTGGTAATTATATATGGAAATTTGTATAAAAAAAAAAGAAAACATGGAAAGAAAAGAATTATCAAGGTTTGAACTGGCTATTGTTAAAAGAACAGCCCAGAACACTAAGAGTTTGAGAACCAAAAGGGACAAACTGGTAGAGAAGATTGAGAAAGCACAGGAAGAACTGGGTGTAATCAATGAAGCTATTGAAGGCTTTGAAGCTCCTATCAAGACTATGACTGGTGGTTTCACTTCTGAGGAAGTTCTTGCTGGTATCATGGCAGTAGCAGAGGCAACAGAAGCAGCTCCAGAAGGAGAAGTTTCAGAAGAGGTTGTAGGAGAGGTAGAAGTACCTGCATCTGAGGCAGTTGCATTGGCAGAAGAGGTAGCACCTGCAAATCCATTTGGAGAAGTGGCAGATGAAATGCCTTTCAAGGATTAATCACGTAAAATCAGTAATTTAAGATGAAGAATTTAAACAAAAGTTTCATGGCTGTTAAGGTAGGTAAAGAATCAGTTGAAGGTTCTTTCAAGATGTACAAAGGTATGGCTGCATTCAATATTGTAGCTGTAAATCCTACTAAGGCAGAATTAGAAGCTCTCACAGGCAGAGACATTGAGAATGACCCTGAATATGTTGGTAAAACTGATGAAGGTAAGGAACAGGTAAGGGTGGTATTCTATGCAAAGACTGCTCCTGAGGCTAAGTTGAATAATGGCATTGAATTGCTTATTCCTATCAGCTTTATATTGACTAAGGATTATAAGGTTGGTCAGACAAGTGGTAAATGTCAGATTATTGATAAGTTTGGTAGAACTGCATGGGCTACAAAAGAAGAAGTACAGTCCAAGTCTATTCCACAATACTCTTCTGGACCAGCCAATATCAGTGCTGACTATAGACCTGCATGGCAGGGTGAGGAATTCTTGATTGACTTCCTTATTCAGTGGTTAAATATTCCTAATCCTGCCAACTATAAAGATGGTAAGTGGATTATGAAGGAAGACCCCTCTGACAGTGAGGTTTCTCTGGATATGGCAGCTCTATTCAAGGGTGATGTAAAAGAGCTTAAAGAGCTTGTTACTCTTGCTGCTGCTTATACAGTTAAAGGTGCAGTAGGTATCAGAACTGTGGATAATGAAAATGGTACAAGACAGTATCAGGCTGTATTTACAAGGAAGTTTGCTAAGAATGCTGTGACAGATTACAGTAAGATTGATGCTGCAATCACTGAGTTTCAGAATGCAGGTGGTGCTCCTAATACAGAGTTCTCTACACAACCTTTGCATGAAAATGTAGTAGAAGCTACTTCATTTGCTGCACCCACTGCTGACAATGACCCATTAGGAGCAGCAACAGCTCCTACAGCAACTCCTTGGGGTTAATAACATAAAGATTTAGAATTATGGCTATTAGTATTGGTAAACCTAATATCAGATTAGAAGAGATTTTATCAAAGGTATCAGAGTTAGATATTCTGAACTATTATTTTGGAGTAGACAAGATACCAACAATTATATCAAGTCCATTAAGACCTGATAACCATCCATCCTTTGGTTTTTATAGCATAGATGGTCAGAAGATACATTGGACAGACTTGGCTACAAAAGATAGAGGAGGAACATTTGATTTATTAGGTAAGTATTGGGGGGAGAGTTACAATGATGTGCTTGCACATGTTTGGGAGGACTTACCCAAGATTACTAAGACTAATGGCTATAGTGCATTAGGTAAACCTAAGATTGTCACTACTAAGGAATATACTTCTAACCTTGATTTACAATGTAAGACAAGAGAATGGAGAGAGTATGACCTTGAGTATTGGGCTTCATTTGGTATCACTTTAGAGTGGTTGAAATATGCTGACATTTATCCTATATCCTATAAAATAATCATAAAAGGAGAAACCAGAATGGTCTTTCCAGCAGATAAATATGCTTATGCTTATGTAGAATATAAGGAAGGAAAAGTCACTTTAAAGATATATCAACCATTCAATCAGAAAGGATATAAGTGGTCCAACAGGCATGATAGGTCAGTAATTAGCTTATGGACTAAAGTACCTGAATTTGGGGATAAGATATGTATCTGTTCCTCAATGAAAGATGCTTTATGTCTATGGGCAAACACTGGGATACCAGCATTGGCTATTCAAGGAGAGGGCTATGGTATTAGTGATACTGCTGTTAATGAACTCAAAAGAAGATACAAGGAGGTATTTATCTTATTGGATAATGATAAAGCTGGTCTCATAGATGGAGAGAAACTATCAGCATCCACTGGGTTCACTAATATAGTATTGCCACATTTTGAAGGAGGAAAAGATGTCTCAGACCTCTATAAAACAATAGGAGACAAAGAACAATTCAGAGAAATAATTTTAAGCCTATTTAATAGGTAATGTTTTATCACTAAAAAAAAAAATCATGGAATTTAGAAAAGTAACCATCATCAACAACAAAACTCAGTCTCAAAAAGTTATTCAAGCATCTTCTGCAACTACACTGGGTGAGTTGAAAAGAGAAATGAGAGAAGCAGGTATTGAATATGAAGGAATGACATTCTTTGAAGGTCATTTGAGAGCAGAATTGAAAGATGATGCTTCTATCCTTCCTACCAACATTCCTTACAAAGGACAGGTAGTAAATGATTTGACATTCCTGCTGACTGCACCTGAGAAGAAAATCAAGTCTGGTGCTATGTCAAGGGCAGAAGCCTATAATGCAATCAAGGCAAGAGGCTTGCAGGATGAATGTGTAAAAAGGTTTGGAAAGAACTTCACTATGTGTAAAACTCAGGACTTGATTGACCTGTTGGGTGAAGGCTCTTCAAAACCTGCTCCTGTAAAAGAGAAGAAGGAAGTAGTTGTAGAAGAGAAAGCTACAAAAGAAGTAGAAATATCTAAGGAAAGTTCAATTCCTGAAGGTAATGTTGCAGGTGCATTAGAAGTTCTGTTGGAAGGTCTTTATGGTAGTGATACCATCGAAGAAGCTACCTATAACAGAGCTATGGCTGAACTGAAAGGTACAGATTACAAAGAACCTGAAAAGATGTCAAGGTCTGAAATAAACAAGATGTTTGACTTTGTTCATTAAGTAGAAACCAGTGAGGGAGGAGGCTGAATAAGCCTTCCCCCTCATTTTTTTTTATCATGCAATGACCGAAGAAATAAAGAAACAAGTCCATGAACTACATGATAGTATCATGGAAAGACCAAATAAAATCCTACAGTTCTTTCAAGACTTCTTTGGTGAAGGGAGAGTAGATATGCAGGGTTTTCCTACTGAGGATGAATTATATACATACCTTAGTGTAACTCCCTTGGGAACATTCATGGAATGGAGTAATATAGTAGATTCTTCTGCTTACCAAAATATGAATAAAGAGGACCGAGATATAATAAATCTCTTTTGGACAGCAGAAGGTGCTAATAATGAAACTGTTGTAAGTGACTCTGCATTGGCTAAATATTTCTTGCCAATAATAAAGGAGAAGATTGCTAATACTATGTTCAATGGCTTATTTATTCTTATTTATTTTCCTACAGTAAGGATTACAAATGAGTATGATAAGTATGTTGATATTAAGGAGTTATGGCTTAAAGTTCCATTTAATTGGCAGGGAAAAGGTAAGGGATATTTTGGAGTGAATAGGTCTAATTATCCACTAAACCAATTCAAGCATGGATATATGCACAGTCATGTATCTTCTATTCCAACAAACAACTTTGAGAATTTCCAAACACCTTGTACTGGTACAGGACCTATCAATTCTTCTCTTTCTACATTAGCTATAGGACATGATGAAGCCATTTGGCAGTTATTGTGTCTGGAGCTTGATAGATATGTAAGAGTGGAGTCTATTGGTGGAGTTCCATACCACAGACTTGAGAATATTCCTGCACCAGAGATGGGAGATGCTAAAGATAAATTCTCTATGCAATCCCTTAGAGGTGAGGTTCCTTGGAATAGTGCCTTTGGAAGAGAGCAATTCAAGCTATTCATTAAATACCTTCTGGAGACTAAGAAGATTAGATTTAACTATAGTAATGGAAGTTATGGATTAGGAATGTCCTTCATTGATGCAGTGGTTCTTATCAGTAATGAATTTATTAGCTGGTATAATACTGAATATAACAAGCATACTTTTGATATTAGTTATACTGACCTTGTTAGTAATGATATTATCAAGGAATGTATTATAACCAATGGTAAAATCTATATACCAAGAGCAGTTAGAAGGGGTAGTAGTGATGACTATCAGAGATATGTAGGAAAGAAAATCTGTACATTCAAAGGTAGGGAAATTACCTTGACTATTGATGGAGTACTATCCTCAGAGGAGGAATCTCTAAATAGAACAAGGATACTGAATTTACAGTATATTGAAGCTATAGTATGCAGTGTATTAAGAATATTAAATTATGGATATGGAAGAGAAGAAAGAAGTGAAACCAGTACTGGAGTTAGTCCACAGACAAGATACATTTAAGATTGTCATTCCAGTAGAGGTTGAGAAAAAGATAAGATTTTTATGCAAGAATATCTGGGATGTAGAATGGTCAGGTGTCTTGTTCTATAAAGTTGAGGGAGCTTTTGAAGATAAGTCCCTAACTATCAGATGTGTAGATTTGTTCCAAATGGACATTGGTACAAGTACATATACTGAGTTCAATGTATCTCCTGATATGGCTACATATATGGTAGACCATCCTGAATTATTGGAAGAGGGAATATACCAAGGATTAATCCATAGTCATAATAATATGGCTACTTTCTTTAGTGGTACTGACACAGCCACCCTGAGTGCAGAAGGTAATGATATGGCTCACTTTGTATCCTTAATTGTGAATAATGCAGGTAAATATACTGCTGGTGTTACAAGGAAGTACAAATGTGTACAGACTGTATCTGAGAAATACACTTATCCTACTTGGAATGGTGAAGTAAGAGAGGGAGTAGAGACCTTTGATATTGAAGAAGAGAAACTTGAATGGTTCAATTTGGATATAGTATTTGAGAATGCAACTGATGACTTTGAGACTGAAATGATGGAAAGAATCAAGGAAATCAAAGAGTCTAAGAAGAAAGTTGTAACTCCTGTATATAAGGGTTATCCCCAATATGGTAACTATGGAAAGAACATTACCCCAACTAAGGAGGTGGGGAGTACATTTCCTATGGATAAAGATAAATACTATGGGGAAGAAGGAAGAGGCTGGTATAAAGCTAATGAAGCTAAGCAACTACCTGTTAAACAAGGTGAGTTGCCTTTTGACCAGCCTGAGGAAGAGAATCTTGACATTCCTTATGGTGTTGTAACAGTAGATAAAGACATAGTTCAATCTATTGTAAGGCAACTTGTTACATCAAGTATTATCATTTCAAATGAAAGTGCAGTTGATGTCAAGAAGTGGGCTAATTCTATGGAGAGTCTTTATAGAAGGAGATTTGGAAGTGTCAAAGAGTTTGAATACTTTGCATCAAACTATGTAGATTATCTTATTAATTATACCTATGATGGAGATGTCATGGCAGTTATTAATAATGATGATTCTACTATGGCTGCATTATTGGCACATGATGTAAGAGAAGAGCTTGAGAAATTACCAAAGAATCCTTGGTTAAGTGTTTATATCAAATTAATGGATGATTATATTATTTGATTATGGAAGATGAAGTATTAGAAAGTGCTATAAACCAAATGGTTGATGAACATTTGGAGACTGTTCATTCAGGGACTCTACAGGATGCTCCAGTAGAGATTGATGAACAAGGAGAGGCATTACTTGAAGCTGCATTAGCTGCTGAGGAAGTAGTGATTCCACCCAATTCAGGTAGTTTGCTTGTAGATGAAGCTACAAGTAGATTCAGTGGAGCTATCTGGTATAGTGCCATTCAGTCTAAGACTATTACATTAGCTGGTGTAGGAGGTATTGGAAGTTATGTTGGTTTCCTACTTGCAAGACTAAAACCTGCTGGACTATATTTATATGACCCAGATATAGTTGAACAGGCTAATATGTCTGGTCAATTGTATGGTAGTGGTGACTTAGGACAAGCAAAGGTTAACTCCCTTCATAGGATGTTACAAGTATATGCAAACTACTATAACAGTGTAGCATATCAAGAAAGATTTACTGCTGAGAGTGAAGCTACAGATATTATGATTTGTGGCTTTGATAACATGGAAGCAAGGAGCCTGTTCTTTGATAAATGGCTTGAGCATGTAGGTAATAAACCTGAGGGAGAGAGGTCTAAATGTTTATTCATTGATGGTAGATTGGCAGCAGAAGAATTTCAAGTCTTTGCCATTCAAGGCAATGATGAAAGAGCTATAGTTGAATATAAGAATAGATGGTTGTTCAGTGATGCAGCAGCAGATGAAACTATCTGTAGCTACAAACAGACAACATTCATGGCAAATATGATTGCATCAGTAATGGTTAATCTGTTTGTAAACTTCGTGGCTAATGAATGTAATCCTATTATAGATAGGGATGTACCTTTTATGACTCAATATTCTGCTGATACAATGTACTTTAAAGTAGAAATGTAATGGCAATAAGTGTACAATTAAACAGGCAACTTCATGATATATTCCTGAATAGAGGTGCTATTCAATCCCCAGACTATATTAAACCTAATCTTGCATTTGAAAACCATAATGTATTCAATCTATTCTTAAGAGTAGATATTAGCGGACCAGAGATTGATGTTCCACTAATGTGTAAGTACAAGGTTGAGGAAGGGTTATTGAGTAACTACAATCAGCCTAATAGTTTAAAGGAAGTGGCTGTTGCTTTATTTGAGAATAGTTATCCTCAATCAAGAAGAACTGCAAATGCAATCTTCAAGACATTCCAGATGAATGATAATAGAGACAGGCTTGTGAAGATTACAACTAACACTGGTGAGGTGTATTATGGTGGTAATGGTTATATCCTTGACAAAGATTATAACTTATTAATACTGTACACACTTCATGGAGTTATGGAGGATAGAATTCTACACTACAAAACTGGTAGAATCTATGTGAATCCAAAGGTCTTTGTAAGTAATGGTCTGATTGAGAAAGGCATCATTAAGACAGTCATTCCTGCATTTGTACAGGAGGGTATCATGGTAGATACAAATAATATTGGAGTTACTGCTCAGGATATTAATATTGTTATAAGGAATCAAAATGGCTTTGTTGTTCAAGTAAAGCCATTACCTGAGATAGTAGTAGCTGATGTGACTGATAGGTTCATAGTAAAACCTAAAAAGCCAACTCCTTCTACATTCAACAATGAGGCTATGAATGATTACCTTCTGGAGCATCTTGATGAGGTTGTAAAAATGACCTACATATCATGACATTTGAGGAATATTTTGGTGGATGGGTAAGGGTTATAGATACAAAGGAATTAAATAAGGTAGTAGGACAGGTAAGTTTAATTAAAAGAGACTTACTTTGTCCTGCATATCCTGATATATTTAAGGCTTTTAATCTATGCCCTTACAATAATCTCAAAGTTGTAATGATAGGGCAAGACCCATATCCACAAAAGGATGTGGCTACTGGTGTCCTGTTTGGAAACAAGGAGGGGACTAAGTTGTCTCCTTCTCTTGAAATAGTTAAAGAGGCTTGCATTAATTTTGAAATTCCACATAATGGTATTATCTTTGACCCCACTTTAGAGAGTTGGGCTAAACAAGGAGTACTAATGATTAATTCTGCACTGACTTGTGAAGTGAATAAAATAGGTAGCCACACAATGATGTGGAGACCTTTCATGACCAAGTTACTAAAGAATCTATCAGAGTGGCAGACTGGTATTATATATGTTCTCTTTGGTGAACAGGCTAAGACACTTAAGCCTTATATCAATAAGAATACCAATATAATACTGGAAGAGAAGCATCCTGCATACTATGCAAGGCAAGAGGAAAGGATGCCATCTACTGTATTTCAAGAAGTAAGCAAATTAACTAAAGAAAAATATGGAGAGCCAATTGTGTGGTTCTCAGAGTATTAATTTACAAAAAAAAAAAAGTATGAAGAAACTTATTTTTGTGGGGACTGGTAAGGAAGTGGAAATGGGTAAACAGATTGTATTTTATATACAATCAGCCTATAGAAAGATACCCACTCATTGTGTAATAATCAATGAAGAAAGCCTACCTTATCTTATTGAAGAAGGTGTAATCAAGGAAGTAGAAGAGGAAGGAACTCATGTAGACCCTAACTTCTATTTAGAACACCTTGCAAAGAGAATTCATTGGAATGTAGATAATCTGAGGAAGTACCTTGGTAATCTATACACAATCTATCCTGCTGCTGTATTCTCAATTCTGTTGAGAGAAGTAGCCATTGTGCTTGATGAAAAGTATAGTAACCACATTGAGAACAGCAAGGAGATTTATGTCATTAGCTGTCTCAGTGGAGAAATAACAAAGGTCAAGGACTTGAATAAAATCAAGAACTTCAAGAATTTTGCTGCATTCAGGACATTGGATGATGCTCTTGCAGCTAAACACATCTTGAAAGACCCTATGAAACAATTATTTAAAAGAGGTGGAAAACAGGAGGATTGAATACAGAAGTGTTCCTGATTTTCCTAAGTATATAGTGAGCAATTTAGGTTCAGTAATATCTATGGACTATAACCACACTGGAGAATCAAGAGAGATTTCTCAGGGTACTCAAAGTGCTGGTTATAAATTTGTAGTGCTTTGTAATAATGGAGTTAAGAAGCATTTTCTTGTACATAGACTTGTTGCTGAATCTTTTATTCCTAACCCCAACAATTACAGTCAAGTAAATCATAAGGATGAAAACAAAGCTAATAACTCTGTTGAGAATCTTGAGTGGTGTGACTGTTTGTATAATGTTAATTATGGGAATGGAATTAATAAAAGGAGTTGTTCATTAAGTATAACTAAATCTAAGAGGGTAGCTAAATGTAATTCTAACATGGAAATTATAGAAGAATTTAATTCAGTTTTGGAAGCTAAGGCTCTTACAGGTATTAACAATTCAAAGATAGGAGAATGCTGTAATGGAAAGAGAAGAAGTGCAGGTGGCTACAAATGGAAATGGTTATAATAATAGGAGAATTAGGAATGCCACTCCAGAAGAGTATGGTGATATAAAGTTTAAATCCAAGATTGAGGCAATGGTCTATAGGACCTTGCTTCAACATGGGTTTGAGCCTGAATATGAAACCCATACTTATACAGTCTGGGAAGGGTTTAGACCTACTGTACCTTTTTACACCCGTAATAAAGCTAAGGCTACAATACTAAACCTTAAGAAGCTAATTAATATTACTTATACCCCAGATTTCTACATGGAGTATCAAGGCTTAAAGGTAATTATTGAAGTAAAAGGACAGGTTAATGATGTGTTTCCTTACAAATTTAAGATGTTCAGGAAACATATAGAGAATTTGCCAGATAAAGAAAATTATCTTATCTTTGAGGTCTTTACTAAGAAACAACTCTTAGAATTTATTCAAATTATTAAAGATGAAAGCCATAGAAAGGATGAGGAAATTGCTCAACAGTTTACCCAAGAGTGATATAACTTTAGGTGAACAGTTTATTCAGAGCAGAGATTTTGAGTCACTCAAGGACTTAGTGGATTCAGCAATATTCAAGACAAGGAAGAATATCAAGAGTGAAAATCCTAAACAGGAGTACCTTGATGTAGACTTGACAGAGTTAAGTAATTTAAAGGCTGAGGTGGATGTATATTTAACCCAGCTTGAAGTTCCCAGTAATGAATGGGAAGAAGACATAGAGGAGGAATACTATGATGAAGAGTATTAAAGAACTATCTTGGAATGTAACAGAGGAAGAGTACAGGAAAGACCCTGCAATCAGTTACTCTACATTATCAAGATTTGAAAGGGAAGGATGGAGAAATCTCAGTTCTCTCTTTGATAAGGTAGATAGTCCAGCATTATTATTTGGTAGTGCAGTGGATTGTATGCTTACTGATGGGGAACAAGCCTTTGCTGAAAGATTCATTGTATGTGAATTTCCTAATCTATCAGATAACCTGATAAGTATTACCAAAGTATTATTCTCCAAGTATGGAGATACACACAGAAGGGTGGATACTATTGATGATGAAGTGATTAGTAGTGTGGCTGTAGCCAATGGATATTATGCAGGAGACTCTTATAAAGCTACCAGAATAAAGAAGGTAAAAGAGAGTTGCAATGAGTATTATTCACTACTTGCACTGGCAGGAGACAAGACTATATTATCCCAAAAGGATTATAATGATGTGTCTCTGTGTGTTGATGAATTAAGAACCAACTCAATAACCAAGGACTTCTTTTATATAGACCCTTGGAGAGATGATATTGAGAAGGTGTTTCAATTGAAATTTAAAGCTGAATGGAATGGAATACCAGTGAGATGTATGTTTGATGAACTTGTTGTGGACCACCATAATAAGATTATCTATCCAATAGACTTAAAGACTACTGGGTATCCTGAGGAGAACTTTCAAGACTCCTTTGCTCACTGGAGATATGATATTCAAGCTAAGCTATATACATACATTCTTCAAGAGTGTATCAAAAGAGACCCCTATTTCAGTGAGTTCAAGATTCAGCATTATCAATTCATTGTTATCAACAGGAGGACAATTGCTCCTATTGTGTGGGAATTTTATGGTAACTTTGGTATGGTAGATTTAAAGGATGAAACTGGTAAGATATATAGGGATTGGAGGAAGATTCTTACAGACCTAAATTATTATCTTACTAATCCTAACTTGAAATATAGTAAGGAAGTGATGGCAAATGATTGTATTATGGAAATAAAGAATTTAGTACCAGCATGACAGAGTTAGAATATTTTAAAGGGGATGAACTGGCAGCCTCAACTTGGAGGAACAAGTATGCAGCAGAAGGAGAGCAGACTCCTGATGATACACACAGAAGATTAGCTAAGGAATTTGCAAGGGTAGAAAGTAATTATGACTGGCACATGTCCACTAATAAAGCTCTAAAACTTTCAAATTATGGTTATCAAAGACCAGAGCTTGATGAAGAGGCTATCTATCAGTTATTCAAGGACTTCAAGTATATTATACCCGGAGGTTCAGTTATGTCTGGTTGTGGAACTGGAGCATTAGTAAGTCTTAGTAATTGCTTTGTAATAGGCAGTCCAAAGGATAGTTATTCAGAGATAATGAAGACAAGAAGCCAACAAGCTCAACTCATGAAGAGAAGAGGTGGAGTTGGTTATGATTTATCTCAGCTTAGACCAAGAGGAGCTAAGGTTAATAATGCAGCAAGGTCTTCAACTGGTGCAGCATCTTTTATGGATGTATGTTCAGATATAACCAATGAAGTAGCTCAGAATGGAAGAAGAGGTGCTCTTATGTTAAGTATGAGCATTAATCATCCTGATATTGAGGAGTTTATAACCAAGAAACAAGACTTAGCTAAAGTTACTGGAGCTAATATATCAGTGAAGGTTACTGATGAATTCATGCAAGCAGTAATGGAAGATAAGGATTACATTCTTAGATTTCCAGTAGATGAATCTGACCTTTCTTACAAAGAGACAGATGAGTTTGGTAATACTGTGTGTATTCAGTATAATGAGTTCTTTGATGGTAAGAGAGAGTATAACAAACTATATTCAATAGGAAAGGGAAGATTCATTAAGCTAATTAAAGCAAGAGAGTTATGGAATACTCTTATGCACTGTGCTTGGAATACTGCTGAACCGGGGATTATGTTTGAAGGAGCAATGCACAATTATTCTCCTGATGGTGTATATCCTGACTTCAAGATGGTTGGAACTAATCCATGTGGAGAGATACCAATGGGTCCATTTGATAGTTGTAGGTTGATTCATATCAACTTGGCAAGTTATATTGTAGACCCATTTACAGATAAGGCTCACATTGATGAAGAGTTACTCTATATGCACTCTTATGAGGCTATGAGATTGGCTGATGATTTGGTTGATTTGGAGATTGAAGCTGTTGACAGAATTATTAACACAGTGAAGAATGATACTGATGATACTGAGTTCAAGTTATGGAGTAAAATCAAGGAGACTGCAATTCAAGGAAGAAGAGCTGGTTTAGGTTTTACTGGACTTGCTGATGCAATAGCTATGTTAGGCTTGAAATATGATTCTGATGAAGGTATTAGTCAGGTTAAACAGCTAATGAAAGTTATGTTCAAAGGTCAGCTTGATAGTAATATTGATATGGCTATTGAGAGAGGTGCATTTCCTGCTTGGGATTCTGTTGTAGAAGCAGAATCTAATTCAGATTGGCTAAAGTTTATAAGAAGTAACTATCTTAAAACTTGGCTTAAGATGGCTCAGTCTGGTAGAAGAAACATAAGTTGGTCAACAGTAGCTCCTACTGGAACTGTAAGTATTATGGCTGGCACAAGTAGTGGTATTGAGCCTGTATTCATGCCCTTCTATCAGAGAAAGAGAAAGTGTATGTCTGAAAGTGACAGGGTAGATTATGTAGATAAGGTTGGTGAGAAATATACTTTGTTTACAGTAGTTCATCCTAACTTGAAGAGATGGGCAATAGAAACTATGAACTATTCTGAGTCAGAAGTCAATGAATGGAGCTTGGGAGTATGGAAGGAAGTCTGGAAAGAAAGTCCTTATTATGGTTCTACAGCACCAGAGATTGATTGGAGACAGAGAGTTAAATTACAGGGAGTAGTTCAGAAATATATCACTCACAGTATCAGTAGTACAGTTAATCTGGCTAAAGAAACTACAGAAGAGGAGATTGCTGACATCTATATTGAGGCATGGAAACAAGGATTGAAAGGTATCACTATTTATAGAGATGGATGTAGGGAAGGTGTATTAACTCAGGTTGAGAAACCTAAGACCATTGAAGGGAGACAAGCTCCCAAGAGACCTAAAGAACTTGAAGCTGATGCTTATTTGATTAAAGCAAAGGGTGAACAGTTCATTATCTTGGTGGGTATGTTAGAGTCTAAACCTTATGAAGTCTTTGCATTCAGACCAAGGAATCCTATTAGTTTTAAACCTCATAAAGGTGTTATAACTAAAGTAAGTAAGATGCACTATAGCTTTACATCAGATGTCTTTCATATAGACAATCTTGAGTTAGCTAATGAAAATGTTGAAGAGAATGCAGCTACTTTGTATTCATCTATGTTATTAAGACATGGAGTGGATATTAAGTATATTGTCAAGACTGCAAAGAAGGTCAATGATAATATAAGCTCTTTTAGTTCAGCTATGTGTAGGGTACTCAGCAAGTATATCCCTAATGAAGAAATCAAGGGTGAGGTATGTCCTGACTGTGGCTCAACTCTAATCAGAGAGAATGGATGTGTGCATTGTTCTTCCTGCGGCTGGAGTAGGTGCAGTTAGGTTGTATTATTTGTATAAGTAATTCCTTTAAACTCTTGTTACATTCAACTTTTATATTTATCTTTGCATAAACTTAAATTGCAAAGAAATGATAAAAGAAGAAACAATTACAAGGTATGATGAGTTAGAGATTGATAAGAAGTATCAAGGAGGTATGTCAACTACAGAAATCTGTAAAACTTTTAAAATTAGTTGGAATCAACTCCATCAATATTTTATTATAAAGGGAGTAGATATAAGACCTGCTAAGAGAAGAGAAAGTTTAAGACCAAAAGCACCTATAGGTAGGAAATTTGGTTTATGGACTGTTGTTTCTGATGAGGTTAAATCTGGAAATCAAATATCTCCTACTTCTAATTCAAGAAATTTATATTGGTTGGTTCAGTGTGAGTGTGGTGAACTTGCTTGGAGAAATTCAGCAGTTATACAATCTGGAAAATCTACAAGGTGTAAAAGGTGTGGTAATAAAGTTTATATAGATGAAAGTGGGGTGACTAAGGTTAATTCTATTATATTATCAAAGTATAATCAAACCATACAAGGACTTCCTACAAGAAAACATAGAGGTAGAAAGTCTGAATTAACCTTTAATATAACTGTAGAATATCTTAATAACTTATATGAAGAACAGAACCATATTTGTGCTCTGTCTGGAATATCTTTGGAGCCTAATCTGAATCTTACTATGCAACAGCAAAATATGTCTATAGATAGAATTGATTCTAATATAGGGTATGAGGAGGGTAATATTCAGTGGGTAGATAAAAGGATTAATATGATGAAAGGTTCTTTAAGTAATGAAGAGTTTGTAGAATTATGTACTAAAGTTGCTGAATACAATAAAAAGAAGAACTAAAGTATAAGAAATAAAATATGAAAATTAAAGTAAAAGAAATAACAAGAGGTTGTTTTCCTGTGAGAACAGGAGAGGATAAGTCAGATTGCTTTGACTTATGTTTGGCAGAAGATGTGACCTTAAAGAAAGGAGAGGTTTATGTTGCAAAGTTAGGTATTGCAACTGAACTTCCTAAAGGAATGGTAGCTAAGATTTATAGTAGAAGTAGTGCTCCAAGTAAGTTGGGAGTTACTATTGCTAATGGTCTTGGATTCATTGACACCATTTATAATGGTGATACAGATGAATGGAGAGCACCACTATATGCTTTCAAGGCTGTAACTATCCCTAAAGGCACAAGAGTATGCCAATTTGAGGTTAAATTATCTCAGTTTGCTACTGTATGGCAGAAATTAAAATGGCTATTATCATCTAAACCACTTCTGGAGCCTGTAGATTTTCTTGGAAATGAAGGAAGAGGTGGAATAGGGTCAACTGGCAAATAATCACTAAAAAAACATGAAACATGGAGTTTGTATGGAAAATTGTAGCAATGATAGTAACATTGGCTTGTGTAGCCATTGTTGCTGGAGTTGTTAATCTAATAATGAATAGAAGGAAAATAGACCCTAAAGTAGGAAAGATTTCATTTAGAGAGTCTATGGATTTGGTTGAACTGCCAATTGTCACATTTATGAACAATGGCAGGAAACTGAACTTCCTTCTTGATACTGGTGCATCTTATTCTTCAATTAATGAAGCTGCTCTGGAAGGGTTATCTTATGTAGAGACTGGAGAGACAGGCTTTGGAATGGGAATTGAGGGTACTGTTAAAGAGGATAGAGGTTATATCAGAATGAATGTGGACTATAGAAGTCAAAGCTATGAGGATGATTTCCAAGTAGTAGACTTAAGTCAGGCATTTGGAATGATTAAACAGGAGTATGGTATTAACCTACATGGAATCTTAGGTAGTACTTTCTTTCAGAAGTATAGGTATGTACTGAATTTTGATGAATTAGTAGCATATTCAATGGTATGAAAGCCTTAATAGAGTTAAAATCAAGAGGAGAGGAACACAACTATCTTAGGAGATTAGTTAAGCCAGATGGCAGTGAGTCACATACTTATATGTTAAAGACTTCCACATATACTATGAGGAGTGGTTTGACAGATAAGAAGAAAAAGTTCATAGACCCATCAGGTGGTCCAATGATAGTTGAGGGAGAATATCTTGAAGAAGCTGAGGCAGTAGTTAAATCTATAGACTATGTAATGGGAGTAGGTTATGCTATTACCTTTGAAGTCACACCAGAAGAAGAGCAAGAGTTGATTGATGCAATAGTGAATATATGATTTATGTATGTACACAACAAATACTGCCTGAATCTGACAAGTATGAGATAATATCTCCACAAGCTGCATTGCACATGCTCAAGCCTTTAAGAAAGGTTGGCTTAGATACTGAAACCAGAGGGTTTGACCCTTATACAAAAGAACTCATAATGCTCCAGTTGGGGTGTTATGAGTTTCAAGTAGTAATTGATATAACTACTGTAAGCCTAAGTTTCTTTAAAGACTATCTTGAATCTGATAGACTATTTATTGGTTGGAATATCAAGTTTGACTTGAAGTTTTTATTCCATCAAAGAGTGGTTGTAAAACAGGTTTATGATGGTTTCTTGGCAGAGAAACTTATGTATATGGGCTTTCCTGCTGGTATTCATTCTATGGCTTTAAAAGCAGCAGGTCAAAATTATCTTGGTGTTGAGCTGGATAAAACTGTTCGGGGTAAAGTGATGTGGGCTGGTCTTTCAGAAGATGTTATTGAGTATGGTGCAAATGATGTGAAATATCTGGAGAAGATAATGGATGCACAGGAAAAAGAACTCCAGAAGAGAGGATTAGTTACAGCTCTTGTGTATGAGAATAAGTCTGTTCCTTGGGTTGCATATACTGAATATTGTGGTGTGTTATTAGACAGAAGTAAGTGGGAAAGAAAAATGCTTCTTGATAATTTCACTGTCAAAGTATTTGAGGATGCACTTAGTGATTGGGTTATTAACTCAGCTAAAGGAGAGAATTATGCTTATCATTACTTGCAGATAGAAGGATGGGATGACCCTGATGACCTTGAGAAAGCAAGGAAAAAGATGAAGGGTGAGAGATGCCCAGAAGCAGACATTAAAGGGCAAAAGAGGGGTTATTGTGAAGCATGGAAAGTTCCTATTGATGCAAGGTTAAGTACCAAGTACATAAAGGAAGACCTTCAAGGAGACCTATTTCTTGGCTTTCAAAACAAGATTCAATGTTTGATTAATTGGGATAGTCCTAAACAGGTAATTCCATTATTCAAATCATTAGGTTTTGATTTGTTAGCTAAAGATAAGGATACTGGTGAATGGAAGGATAGTATTGAGGCAAAAGTAATTGAACCTCAGCAAGATAAATCTACCATTGCATATTTGTATCTACAATATAAGGCAGCAAAGAAGGTTACTTCTACTTATGGTCAGAATGTAATTAACCAGATAAATGAAAAGAGCGGAAGGTTACATACTAACTTTAATCAGTTAGGAACAGATACAGGAAGATTAAGTTCAGGAGGTAAGGATAAATCAAACAATATTGAGTATCTTAACTTTCAGAACTTTCCATCTGATAGTGAGACAAGAGCTTGCTTTGTTGCAGGAAAAGGAATGAAATGGATTTCTTGTGACTATAGTGGGCAAGAATCAAGAATTATTGCAGATGTAACCAATGACCCAGCTATGATTGATTTGTTCAATAATGGTTGTGGTGATATTCATTCTCTGGTAGCCAAGATGTCTTATCCTGAGATAATAGGAAATTGTCCTATAGAAGAAGTAAAGTATAAGTTCAAACATTGGAGAAGTGAAGCTAAGGGTGTTGAATTTGCCATTAATTATGGTGGTGATGCTAACACTATTCATGGTAATAAGGGTATTCCTCTTGTAGAAGCCAACAAGATTTATAATAACTACATGAAAGGTTTTAAAGGTATGAAAGTGTATCAAGACAGACAGAGAAAGTTTGTCATGGAGCATGGATATATCATTACTGACTTTTCAAGTGGAAGAAAGGCTTATATCTATGATTATGACATATTAATGGGTATAAAAGCAAGGTTCAATCAAGAGTATTGGGCTACCTATAAACCTTATAAAGGTAAAGAGAATAAGTTGCTTCCTAAACAAGTGAAGAATGAGTTATATCAAAGATTTGCCAGAGGAGACAACTTTAATTCTATGGTGGGAGTATATCATTATACAACCAAGAAAGCAGGAAAAGATACTATCAGAGAGGCTTATGTAAATATAGCTGATGTGTATGTACATCCTGTAAGACACTTCTTCAAGAGGAAGTCTGCATCTGAAAAACAAGCAATCAATTATCCTTGTCAAGGATGTGGTGCTACTATGTTCAAGACTGCATCTATCTTCTTATGGGAATATCTTGTAGAGCATGATTTGTTATTCAAGGTAAAGTTATGTATTCCAGCACATGATGAATGGAATATAGAGGTTCCAGAAGAGATAGCTGATGAAATGACAGAGGTTTTGAAAAATTGTATGAAAAAGGCTGGAGCATTCTTCTGTAGGAAAGTAGAACTTCCTGCTGAGGGTGATAAAGCAGATTTCTGGATACATTAGGAAATTATGGAGATTTGGAAAGTATTGGTAGTAACAGTGGTAGTTGTAATAGCCCTATGTGGGCTTATTTACACTATCCACTTGTTAAGTTGTGAGCAAAAGAAGAGAATCTATGTCTATCCTAAGACCAAGAATCAATATTATGCTAAAGGTATAGTAAAGATGAAAGACATGGATAGTGGGGAATGGATAGATGCAGTTCTCTATATGAGTCTCAAGAATGGTCATTATTATGTCAGGGAAAAGAGACAGTTCCTTGACAAGTTTGTAACATTAGAAGATTGGGAGGAAAGTAATAATGGGAATGTTAAAAGTAGGTGATAAGGTCATATATGAAGGAAAAAAGAGTTTATACTTTGATGTAGGCAAGTGTTATACTGTAACTAAAATAAAAAATACCAGTATTTATTTAGTAGATGATACTGAAGAAGAGCATGAATGGAAGTATAATTATTTCTTCGGAAGCTTCTCATTACCCAATACTCTTCAAGTGCCTCAGACTCAAGAAGATGTTAGAAGCTATAATGTAGGACAATCTGATTATGCTAAACATAAAATTCAACCTTGGGATATATGGTTAGAATATAATCTAAATCCTTGGGATGCAGATATTGTTAAAAGGATACTTAGAACTAAGGAAACTGATAGTAGAAAACTTGACTATGAGAAGATAATTCACATAGCTAAAGAGAGAATCAGGCAAATAGATGCAGGTTATGAGTAAGATAATTTTGTGTAGAGGGATACAAGGCTCAGGTAAAACTACATGGGCTAAACAGTGGGTACTTGAAGACCCAGAGCATAGAGTAAGATTCAATAATGATGACATCAGGAATATGCTTGGTAAATACTGGGTAACTTCAAGAGAAGTACTTGTGAGGGCTTTAAGAGACACTTGTGTACATAGAGCTATGGATGAAAGTTATGATATAGTTATAGACAATATGAACTTGAGCAATCTTGAATATGTAGCCTATAGAGATATGGTAGCTTTTCATAATAAGTATGAAGAAGATTCCTGTAAGCATTATACTATAGAGTATAAAGATTTCTTTATACCCCTTGAGGTGTGTATTGAAAGAGACTCTAAAAGAGAGAATCCTATTGGTGAAGAAGTAATAAGAAAGACTTATGAAAGGTATAAAACAATAATTGAAGGATGATTATAGCAGTGGACTTTGATGGAACTTGTGTTACACATGAGTTCCCAAGAGTAGGAGCAGAGATAGGAGCAGCAGAAGTCTTAAAAGAATTAACTGATAAAGGTCATAAGATTATACTGTTCACTATGAGAAGCCATCAGTTAGATGGAGCAGAAGAAACAGAGGAGTTTGGCTATGGCAAGACTAAGCCAGCTAAATTACCCAGTGATGGGTTGCAGGATGCAATAGACTGGTTTAAGAAGCATGATATTCCTTTGTTTGGTGTAAATGAAAATCCAACTCAAAAGGATTGGACTTCATCACCTAAACCTTATGCACACATCTATATTGATGATGCAGCTTTAGGAGTTCCCCTGAAACATGATTCTCTTTCTGAGAGACCTTATGTAGATTGGGATATAGTTAAATATTATCTTCATGCAAAGGGTATATTATGACATTGAATGAAAAGATAGGTGTCATTCTAAAACAACACAAGGAAGGAGAGGAGTTCTTCAATGCTCTTGACTTTATAATTAAAGGAGATAGAAGCATACTTGAAGACTTCCTCTCATTCTTTATGAATGATGCAGGAAAGAAACTAAGTCTTGGTAACACTGGATTAATTGTCAGTGGAGGGTTTGGTAATGCCATTATGACAATGTATGGTGACAGATTGACTGAGAACTTTGGAGAAGTAATTGTCACTAATGGTGGTATCAGATTGGGTAATGAGGCAGCTATATTCAAGGATAAGTTGCTTTGTAAGAACTGGATATTCGTTGATGACTCCTATTATTTAGGAAGAACAAAAGCTGGTATTTCAGTTGCTTTAAGGAAGGTTAGACCTGATGCTTCAATCTATGAAACTTATGTTATCTATGATGGAAGTATGGGTAGAGCAGATAAAGTAAAAAGTATGTATAGATATAGTAAATAGTATGGCAGGACAACAAGGAATTTATTGTGCCCCAGACACTACAATCCCTAATAGGGATAGGGTAGATGTAGGTTGTGCTCCTGATGGAGCAATGCAACTCTGGGTTATGGAATATGAAGTTACTGGAATAGGTAAGGGATGTGCAATGTGTAAGGCTATCAATCCTCAACAGGCAGAAATGCTCTTGAAGAGTAATGGTATATATAATGGTACTCCACATCTGTATAAAGTAACAAGGATTGAACAAGTAATTGTACCTCCTTGCAATGGTCTTATGGCTGAGCAAGTAGTAACTTATAAAGATGTAACATCATGAATAAGAAACTTAGGTTATTAGTAACAACTAAATGTCCTAACAAGTGTCCCATGTGTTGTAATAACTCATGGGATTTTTCATCTTTACCAGTAGTGGATAGATGGAACTATGAAGAGATAATGATTACTGGAGGAGAACCTTTGATTCACACTAATAAAGTAGCTGAATTAATAAGGTCTATTCGAGGAATCAGTGAGGTCTATATGGACATTCCAAAGGTATATGTGTACACTTCAATAGCTGCTTGGGATAGGGTAAGGACTATATTAGGTTATGCAGATGGTATAGTTTTGACTCCTCACAGTCAGAGTGATATTGATAAGTTTGTGGAACTGAACAATATGATGCAAGAGGTTAAGGGAACTAAATCTGATTTCATTAAAGGGAAATCTCTTAGACTTAATCTCTTTGCTGATATGAAACTTCTCCTTCCTGAGCATATTGACTTGTCACTATGGAATGTCAAGGAAATAGAGTGGGTGAAGGATTGTCCAGTACCTCAAGGTGAGGACTTTAGGAGAATTAAAGAACTTTGGTGATGAAGCAATTTACACATAGAGAGTTTGTTAGGGTGGTAGTAGCCAATGGTTTCTATTATGACAGACATAGTGGAGACCATGCTATCTACCTTAATGAAAAAGGCAGACATATTAGCATCCCATTAAAACTTGAAAGTGTTATTGCAAGAAGATTAATCAAAGAGAATAATTTAGAGATAAATATTAAGAAACTTAAAAAGGAAAAGAGAAATGACCCTAAATAATTTGTATAATCAAATTTTTATTCATATCTTTGTTTGTATTAACAATAAAAGTATTTGGTATGGTTGAATATTGGAGACCTGTAAAAGGTTTTGAGAGTAAATATGAAGTAAGTTCTTTAGGAAAAGTTAAAAGTATAGGAACATATAATACTTGTAAGAAAGGTATAATGGTCCCTATGGTTGACACTTCTGGATATGAACATGTCAGACTCTATTCAGGGGGCAAAGTTATTGATAAAAGTGTCCATAGATTAGTAGCTGAAACTTTTCTTCCCAATCCTGACAATTTAAAGTGTGTAAATCATAAGGATGAAGATAAGAGAAATAATTCTATTGAAAACTTAGAATGGTGTACCAATAGATATAATGTAACTTACTCCTTGGGTAAGAAGGTTATACAGTTATCTAAAGAAGGGGTTCAATTAGGAGTGTTTAACAGTATAGCAGAGGCTTCAAAAGAATTTAATATTCCTACTACTAACATTAGTAAATGTTGTAAGGGAATTAGAAAATCTGCTGGTAATTTTATTTGGAGATATGAATAACTATGATTATCCTTTAGGGAGTGATACTCCTGATGCACCTTGGAATGCACCTCTTGATGTAAAATATAAGAGGTTTGTGAGTGTAACCATATCATATTATGATGAGGTTGAATTACCTCCAGATGCAGAGGAGGAACAGATTAAGGAAGCCTTTCATAAAAAGGTAGAAGATGCTGAGTTTCCTAAAGAGTTTGATATTGATGAAGTTGTAGTAATAGATGATTAAAATATGAGATTAATTAAACCAAGTTTTTCTATTTGGGACCAACAAGAAGGTCTTGAAGGAATTTACAAACAGATTGAGAGAGCAGGAAGAGTATGTTATAAATCTGAGGATAAGATAACAGAAGATTCTGCTAAGGACTTTGTAGATAGAATGATTAAATTGGGACATGGTGCTATGTTAGAGCATGGCACTATATACCTCATAATTGATTGCTCTGGAAGACTGCTCGATGTTGCAAATAAATATGTCAATAACAAGTATTCCGAATGGACTTTACATCCTGACGGAGTACATTACTGCATTACGACTAACTATAGAGTACTACTTCAGAATGGTTGGCTTGATGATTTGCAATATTTATGTGAACCTACAGAATATCATGAAAAGAGAGTTACTATACACTTTGTATGTGATAGAGGTGTAAGTCATGAGTTTGTAAGGCATAGAGTATTTAGCTTTGCTCAGGAAAGCACAAGGTATTGTAACTACTCTAAGGATAAATTTAACAATTGTGTTACCTATATACTTCCTAATTGGTGTACTAAGGTTAATATAGAAGATTATGAAAAGAATCCTAAACTCATATATAATGCTAATGGAACTCTAACTGATAATGAAATCAGTTTCTTGTGTGGTTTATATGATAATGAAGAAAGATATTTAGAACTGTTAGAGAATGGTTGGAAGCCACAAGAAGCAAGAGCAGTATTACCTAATTCACTTAAGACTGAGTTAGTAATGACTGGTTTTGTGAGTGATTGGGAGCATTTCTTTAAGTTAAGAGATGCAGGCAGTGCTCATCCTCAAGCAAGAGAACTGGCACATCCATTACACATGGAGTTTTTGAGAAGAAATTATTTGGTGGATTTATATGATGAAGCCAATCCTGATTAATAACTAAAAAAAAAAACAATGGCATTTGGAAGTAAGAAACAAACAGTTATTGCGAAGCCTTCATTTAAGGAAAGGTTGACTGTAGCAAAATCAATGTTTAAGAAAGCACATGAAGATGCTTCAAAATTGAATGCAGAAATGCAGGCAGACATTGACAGTAAGAAACAAAAGGTAAAACTCCTTGAGGATGAAATAGGTTTCATCTCTGAAACTCAGAAAGAAGCTCAGGAGTTTATGTCAAATCTTGAAAAGTTCATTTAATGAGAACAAATTTAATTAAGACAAAAGAGCTGCCTAAAGTAGTAGAGCCATCTACTACTGATGGTATGCTTGACATGGTGATTGCATTTGATACAACTGGCTCTATGTCAGCTTATATTAATGCAGTAAAGACCCATGTGAAGGAGTTAGTTCCCAAACTATTTAGTTCTAATCCTGATTTAAGGATTGGTATAGTAGCATTTGGTGACTATTGTGACATGAGTAGCAGGGATAACTTTGGTAAGGCTTATCAAGTATTGGATTTAACTAATGATGAGAATAAAATCATTCAGTTTATCAATGAGGCTCAGAATACAAGTGGTGGGGATGGTGATGAGTTCTATGAACTGGTCATTAAGAAAATCACTGAGGAAACTGCATGGAGAGAAGGTTCTACTAAGGCAGTATTATTGATTGCTGATGCAGCACCTCACAAGGTAGGTTACAGTTATAGAAGCATTGTAAGTAATGCCCAAATTGACTGGAGAGAAGAAGCTAAGAAGGCAAGTAAATTAGGTATCAAATTTGATACCATGACTATTGACCCTATGTATGTTGAGTGGTATAAAGAGCTTTCTGCCATGACAAATGGTGTAAGTGTTCCCTTCAATAATAGTGGTAAAACTTCTCAAGTGATTGAAGCTGCTGCATTAAGTAGAGGTGGGGAAAGAACAAGAGGCTTGTATAAAGCTACTATGGATTCTGTAAAAGATGATGCAGAATTAAGTGCAGTATATACTGCTTATTCAAAAGAAGTAACAGATTAAAATCAAGACAAATGAAAATCAATATTAAAGAGATAGCAGTAGGTGATGTATTCTCAGAAGAGTCACATTACATTGTTGAAGAGATTGGTAAAGATACAATCAAGTTCAAGCATACAGAGAGTGGAAAGTCAGTGACATTAGGTTATGGTTATGTTCAAGACCTGCTTAATACTTCTGACCAGTATGACAAAGAAGTAAAAGTGACTAAAGAAGATAAGAAAGATGGTACTCCGGGTATAAGGACAATCTTTGAGGGTATCAAATCTTCTGAGGTATTCACTGTTGTGTTCCAAAAGCAGGATAAAGCTAAGACCAAGAAGCAATATGAAGCTGAGAGGGAAGCACAAAGACAAGAGGCTGTAGCTTTGATTGACAAGGCTAAGAAAGCTAAGAAGTCAATGGCTGTAGCTTATAAAGAAGCTCTGGAACACATTCAGAATAACCCTATTAAGGACTTCATTGAAGGTGAAGATAGGGTACTAAGAGGATACAAGATGCAGTTTGTATCAAGGGATGGGAAATATAAATGTCTTGATATGGACATTGAAAGAAGCTCTAAAGAAGATGGGATTAGATTGGTAAATATAAATACAATCAAACAACTTATCTTCAATGGTGTTAAGTATGTAGTTGAGTAACAGTTAGGGGAGCTAAGTCTCCCCTTTCTTATTTTTAAAGAGTTTGGTTTACCTCTCAAAAAGAAAACCCTTAATAACTTGCATATTAAGAAAACAACCTTTATATTTGCACATAAATTTAATTATAAATCTATAACAAGATGAGTAAAAGATGTATCACAACTAATTCTACAATAGAAGAATTGGCTGCTAAATTACAGGGTGAAACTATAGAATCAGTCAAGGGACTTGTTGAGCTATGGCAAGACAAGAATAATAAGGACTGGGACACTTATCCTACTGCTTCTGAACTAAATAACTTTAGGGCAGAATTAAGGAAGGGTAAGAATGAAATGATAGAGGCTTTAGATAAAGCACTTTCACCTTCATTTGAGGCTCCAAGAATTTCCACTGTGGAAGAACAAGCTAAAGTAGATTTGGACTTTGACCCAAGAACAAGAAGAGACAGGGTTAGTCTGATTGCAAGATTCTTTAGCAATGAAATAGATACAGCACTGCAAGAACACAATGACACTCTTAATAAGAGAATTGCTGATGCTGAAAAAGAAGGTGATGTACTTGCTGTCAATGAATTGAAAGAGGAGTTAGCAACTCTTGATAGGTTCAAGATAATCAAGTTATATACACCTGCTGGCTTATTTAGTAGAGTAAGGGATTATTTCAATAACTATATACTTGACTCTGAGGAGAATAGGATACAATCAGAACTAAATACAATCAATAGTATGAAGGGTTCTGAAAGATATAGTGATGAACAGAAGTATGAAGCTGCAAAGAAGAAAGCATTATATAAGACTAATGCTTATCAGAAAGTAGTAGATAACTTCAAACCTTTGGCTGAGGAAGCAAGTACTATACTAATAGCTACAGAGGGGATTAGGATTGACCCTAATTATATTGCCCCTAAAGATGCCAACCTTAATAATGATACTCCTGAGGGAGATAGTGCAGTAGATACACAAGCTGATGATTTTGTAAAGGATGAGGCTTTCAAGGATGGATGGATGACTAATTATAGGGAAGTAAGTTCTCATGAATCTCTAAGTCAGGAGGTTAGAAAGGTAATTAGAGAAATTCCCCAACTTGACTATAGAGGAAAGTATGATAAGGATGATTTAGGAAATCTAAGATTTCTTGATGCAGACTATGTTCATGCAACCCTTATAGACAAGCTCAGAGATATGATTACATCTGATGATATGTTACCACTTCTGGAGACTCTGGGTAATACCAAGCCTTGGACTAAACAAATAGTCAAGAAACTACAGGCTGAGCCTAAACTATTCAGTCAGTTCTATCAGGATTTCAGAAAGGACTTTATGCCTTACTGGATTCAGAAGAAGAAACTACAGGCTGATGGTACTTTCAAGATGGAAACTATTGCTATCAATAAGCCTGAGGGTGTCTATTATCTGCTTGATGAATGGAGGGATAACTATGAGAATGGTAATCTGCTTGATGATGATAGTATCTATGATAAGAATGGAGACTTGAATCTTGAGAATGCAGAGAATGGTCTTAAATGGACTGAGGCTCTCAATAACAGGTTTACCAATCTTAGTACAGAACAAAGGTTGGAACTTTTACAAGATGAAAAGATATGGAAGACATTGAATAAGCTTCTTAATATGATTGGTATCAATGCTAATCAGGGGGTATTATTAGATGCTCTGACCAATATAAAGCAATATGAAGGTGGTATTGCAACAGACCCAATTATGTTGCTTCTTCCTCAATTAAACATCATATTCAGTGGTGTAAAGAAAGGTGAGGTTAAATCTGAAACTCTTGAAGATGGAACTGAAAAGAGAGGGGATTTGATAAATACCTTTGGTTCTGCTTACAACAGCATAGCTATGATGCTTGCAGAAGTAACAGAAGATGCCATTGAAAGTAGTGTGAGGGAAAATGATAAGTCATACTATAGCCATGTTACTCCTAACTATCTTGGTAAGTTGATTAAACAGCTTAAGAATGTTATGGGTAATGAAGCAAGGTTCAAAGAGTTTGTTGAAAATGAATTTGGACAATATGAATGGTTCTATAAGGATGGTAGATGGAGAAATGACTGGATTGAGCAACTGGTAAATAACCCTGAAATGAGAAGAGGATTGAGCCATAAGGTTCTACTTAACTCAGATAAGGTTGCATATCAGAACTGGGATGATTTGGATTACACCTTAGTATTACTGACAGAATACTTTGGGGACCCAGATAACAGTAAATCTGATATTCAATGGGCTAATTACCATGTGCCAATTCTTTCAGATAGCCCTTCTGCTGAATTTATTAGATTCAGGAAGTATGACAATCATAGCATCATTGGAGAAGATGGTGAGTATATGAAGTATGATGATATTATCCTTGATAGGATGGTTGATTTGGTTAATCAAGAGGTAGATAGAATAGCTCTTGTAAACCAAAGGGATGTTGAATATCAAAAGGGTAATCCAAATATTGCTCCTATTGCAAACTATGATATAGTAAGGAAGAAAGATGGTACTATCAAGAGTATTGGTGGTGCTGAATTTAAGTTCCTCACAGCTCTGAATGATGTAAGATATGACAATGGTGAGACTTTCCTTGACAGGTTCCAGAGAATCCAGAATGAAGGAACTGGTGCTGAGTTAAGAGAGTTCATCAGAGAGTCAGTAAGAGAAGCTCTTGATAATGAGTTTGAACAGACTTACAGAGAATGGGCTAAAGCTGGTTTACTTGAAGAACTGCCTAATGGTAAGTACAAATATCTTGGAGTAATTGGTGTAAATGCTGGTCAAAGTTCTTATAATAGGAATACAGCAACTTCTTTGAACAATGCAAAAAAGGCTCTTGAAGGAATGTGGTCTACAGAAATGGATATTCTTTTAAGGGATTACAACAATAATAATCCAGTGGATGATAGAAGGGCAACTACTCTTTTTGAAAGTATCAAGGACTTGTTGAGAGAGAAGATGGTGAGAGGTGAGATTACTGCTAAGGAAGTGGATAGTATCAATAGAAATTTGGTTATTAGAAATAATGCCAAAGCTAAGTTGAGAGAATACTTCTGGAATAGTAAGTTTGCTACATCACAAATCATTGAACTCACTACAACTGACCTTGCTTTCTACAAGAATATAGAGGACTTCCAAAAGAGATATAAGGAAGTTCATGCCCCTGCTCTCAGACTTAATACCAACTCTAAGTATGGTAGAAAAGAAGAGAGAACTATCTATCTAAAGGATGATGAGATTGTATCTTCTGCACTTGATGATATTGCAACTGTTCTTGATGAAAGAGTCAAGAAAGGTGAGATGTCAAAGAGAGACAGGGATTTAATCTTAAATAAGTTCAGAGAGGTAAATGTGGCAGATGCTCAGGCTTACAGGTCACTAAGTTCTTACAGAGCTATACTTGATATGTCTGGTCAGTGGACAGATGATATGCAGAGAGCCTTTGATAACTTCCAAAATGGTAAGTGGGATATGGCTGATTTCAATATTATCTGGCAGACTAAGAAACCTTATGTGTACACTCAGGTGAATAATCTAAGTGGAGTTCAAGGTCATACAGGCATTAAGACACCAGTTCAGCATAAGAACTCAGAGTTCCTTCTTATGGCTATGCACCAGTTAGTTTCAGGTCCACTTGGTAAATCAGGTAAACTTGTAGCTATCAATGAGTTCATGGAAGAGAATGGAATTGATGTAGTTCAATTTGAATCAACTACTAAGGTTGGAAAACAAGGTGTAATTGATTTGAATAGTGTCAATACTAAGGAAGATGTCAAGTCTGTACTTAAGAGTGCCACTACTCAGAATGGTGTTGAGAACCCTAATGTGGTTCATAAAGTAAGCTATGAAGACTATGGTATTCAGACTGCAACTCCAGAACATGCTATTGATGCAGTTCAGTTAGTTGGTACTCAGATTAGAAAGCTGATTACAGCAGATATTAGTCCAGATGTTAAGATTGATGTGAATGGCAGAGAGATGTCTAAGCAGGAATGGTTAGATATGTACAATGCTGTTAACACTGAGAATATCATTCAGGCTTTTGCTGATGTAAATGAAATCTTCAAGGATGCCAGACAGGTTGAGAAGATTCTTCTTGAGGAATTGAGAGGTAATCAAAGATATGGAATTGACATGATTAGAGCCTGTACTCTTAATGAGAAAGGACAATTCAATATTCCATTATTTGACCCTGTACAATCCCAAAGAGTACAGACATTGCTGAATAGTATTATCAAGAGTAGGATTACTAAGCAGAAGATTAGAGGAGGAGCACTTATTCAGGTCTCTAACTATGGTCTTACTGATGAATTGAAGATTGTTTTTGAAGGTGAAGGAGAGAACAAGAGAATTAAATATCTCGAAGTTTATATGCCAGCATATAGTAGGAAGTTCTATGAACCTCTTATGAAGGCAGGTTCTCATGAACTGGATATAAATAAGTTACCAGACAGCTTGAGAAAGTTGATTGGTTATAGAGTTCCAACAGAGGACAAATACTCAATGGCTCCTCTTTATATTAAAGGTTTCTTACCTCAGCAGAATGGTTCTGCAATTATGCTCCCAGCAGAGATTACTACCCTAAGTGGTTCTGACTTTGATGTGGATAAATTGTATATCATGTTGCCTGAGTTTAAGATAACTCCTAAGTATAATAGAAGACAGTTTGTTGATGATTTGGTTGCTCAATTGACACAAGGAAAAGCTGTATCTCCTGAAATGTTGAAGGAATATAGACAGAGTGTAAACAGAGCCATAGATGATGGTAGGAAAGCTCCTAAGGATAGTCAGGAATACAATCTCTGGAAGACCTATAAAGCTAACAGAGAGAAGTATAGAGTAGCTTCTGAGGATAAGATTGAGAAGATTGAATATGACTTTAGCAAGTCTCCACAAGAGAATAGTCTTGAAGCCAGAAACAATCTATTGATTGATATGATGTGGGGTGTTCTGACTAATGCTGATACTGCTTCAAAGATGCTTAACCCCGGTGGTTTTGATTATCAGAAGAAGTCTGCAAGAATAATTAACATTCTACAATCCAGTAGAGAGTCTGAACTAAGAAAGGAACTGAATATTCCTGAGAATCAAAGTACTCTTAACGAGTTAAGCAGTATGGATTTGGAACAACTTGACAAATTAGCAGAGAAGTTCAAGAAGAAACTTGACCCTCTTAACCCAAGAACTCAAGTTCAACTTCATCAGCAGAATATGACTGGTGCAGCATTGATTGGTATTTATGCCAACCATAATGCAAACCATGCTTTGATGCAACATACTGAATTAGGTCTTGATACTGAGAATGGTTCTTTCTTACTTAATGGTAAGAGATTAACTTCTCTTCATGGTCTGATGAATGACAATAAGGAGTATATCTCAAGGAATAATGCAGGTTTCCTTGCTGCATCTGTGGATAATGTGAAAGACCTTGTGCTTGCTTCATTGAATCAGAATACATTCACTGCTGATGCCTCAATGCTTTTAAGTAGGCTTGGTTATAATCCTATTGAGATTGGTTTGATTATGTCACAACCAATTGTAATGGATATTACTAATACCTATTTCAGAGAGAGTAGAGAAGGTAAAGGAAAGGACACAATCATTGATGAAGTCATTGAGAACTACAAGAAAAGGGCTGCAATGATGGAAGATGTAACCTATGACAACTATAAATCTAATAAGTTCATGGCAGATGAATTGGCAGACAATATCATTCTCCAGAAGGAAGTAGAGGAATTAAGTGATAGGAATCAGACATCTGACTACAGAAAGGTTGAGTTCTATAAGAAGCAGGTGGCTGCTGGTTATTTATTTAAGAGAATAATGAGCACAGCAGATGCTTTAGGACAGTTGGTTCAAGCTACAAGAGCAGATACTCAAGGTGGTGCAGCAGGTCCTACTATTGCAGACACACAGATTAAGATACAGAAGGTTGATGACTTCCTGACTAATGTGGTTTTAAATGAAAACTCCCCTTTAACTGGTGCAGATGTTATTATGCCTTTCAGTATGAAAGGTATGGATATTGACCAGATAAGAGAGAGGTTATTAAGTTCCCCATTACCCTATTTACAAGCATTCTTTAGTCTTGGTATTGACCAAACACAAGAAATGTTCAGTAGATATTTCCCCCAGTTTACTGACTCTTTCAGGGAAGTAATTGATGGTAAAGAAGGATTGAGAGGTTTAAGACAGTACACTAAGACAGGCAAGTTAAATGCAAAGACACTCAATAACATCTACAATGATTTGTTAGCTTATATTATGTCCAAGACATCATTCTTTGGGCAAGAAGCTAACCTCAGAGCAGATGATAAGGTTACAACAGCCAGTGATAAGAGAAGGGATTTTATCAATAATTTCCCTGATTATTTCAACAGAACATTGAGTGAACATCCTGAAATAGCTGAACTTGAGTTTGTTAAGAGATTAAGAGTAATAAGGGCTAACCAAAACAATCCTGTAGATACAGTAGTATTTAAGAATGTCGGTCAGTTAAGTCCTACTCTTAGGGAAAGATATATGAGAGACTGGCAATCATTGTTATATATGGGTCCAGAAGCTCAGGCTTTAGCTCTTAATTTATTCAGATACAGTTATTACAGAAATGGATTTGCATTTGGACCTTCTACTTTCATTCATTTAGCACCAACTGCTATAAGGCAATCTGTTCCAGAGTACATTGATACACTGAGAGGATTGTTGGAAAGTGAGGATGATTACAGTCAGTTTATTGACCAGTACATCTACAATCACTTGGATAACAGACAGTTGGTTCCTGAGGTTCCCACAGAGGCTTCCACTTCTTTTACTAATGAACAAGGTGATGCTTTGGATATGGTTAAAATAACCATTGATACTGAATCAAATAGTGGTGATAAGAAGATAATAAGGAAGAGAGAGGGGATAGGAGAGGAAACAACCTATGACTTCTTTAATTACATAGCAAGAAGATATAAGGGAGGTACAATATATTACAGGCTTACACAAGCTGATAATGTACAACCTAATGTAGCTGTGTATGAAAGGATAGACCCACTTGGATTCAAGAACAGTTTTATTGAGTATGAATATGGTAAGGATGTTACTGAAATGAAGTCAGTTATTGATAAGAATGACAGGGATTATACTCCTAATGTAAATCAGGATATAACAGCCTATCAGGAAGCTGATATTGATTATGACTCCATGCCAGAATATCTTAACTATGATTTCTCAAGTCTGACTCAAGATATTGCAAGTGAGGCTTTCAGTCAGGTGTATGGTGCTCCACTTGAAGTGAATGAAGGGAAAGCAGATGATATTAATTCTATTAGTCCTAATACTGAGTATGAGGATGCAAACAATGATAAAATCTGTGGTGCAAATACATTATATGAATTATAGATATGGCTAAGAAATGTGCAATAATTCCTCAAGTGAGGAACAGTAAAAATGAGGTAGTAAGCAGCAGGTTATTTAAAGACCTGCTGGCTTATGCCCCTAATAGACAGGAGGCAACAAGAATATACCTCATTACAAAGAGTAGTGACTTTATTACTAATTGGAATCCAAGGTTACAGATGGATGAAAATGGTGAACCTACTCTAAGCAGTCTCTTGAAGAAAACTAATCTAAGAAGTATTATTGATGAGCAGAAGATTCTAAAGAACCTTAATGAAGAGATTGGTCATTACCATAAGACAGGTAGAGCCAAGTTATATCTGAACAATGATGAAAACTATAGAATGTTAGTCCAAAAGGCTATTCAATTCAACACTCAATCAGAGTTTAGAGAGGACTATGTTGCATCTGTTGAGAAGGTATGGGACAATGAAAGTAATAGGGTTTATATCAGTCCTTTTGTCAGAGTAAGAAACAAGATGAATAGTCTTGAAGCTAACAATATGCAGTATAATTACACTCTTAATAAGAGATTGAGAGAGATATTAGCTGCTAATGGCATTGGGATAGGTGCTCTTACAGACTTGGAACAGAGAAGAGGAGTGGCAGGAGTAACAGACTTTAGTCAAGCCAGAGATGCTGCAACAGGTATAATTGAATTGATTAGACTTGCTGATGGTATTAAAGGTGAGAGAGCATTACCAGAAGAGTTTGCTCACTTTGCTATTGAGGCAATGGGTGATAATCCCCTTATAAATAGGCTGGTTAATCACTTGGCTAACAATAGTTTGGTAGGTGAGATATTAGGTGATGATTATAACACTTATGACAGTCTGTATAAAGGTGATGAATCAAAGTTAGCCAGAGAAGCTGCTGGTAAATTACTTGCTAAACACTTACTACAGTCTGAACCCATCCCTTCTTCATCTTATAAATCCCTTCTGGAGAGGTTTATCAATGCTGTAAAAAATTTCTTTAGAGGATTAGGGGCTTCACAGTTCCAAAAGGCAATGCTTGAAGCAGAGAGTAGCTTTAGTAAACTGGCTGGTGATATTCTTACTGGACAGATGGATGAAGCTATTAATGTTGAGAACATTAGTACCTCCGAGGCTTTCTATTCCACTACTGAAAGGGTAGATAGGGATAAGGCTTTGTTACAAAAGATTATAGACAATGAGTTGAAGAGGCTCAAGATTTATGAAAAGAGAAATCCTAACAGTCAATTTAGTGCCAATCAGAGGTTATTAATAGACAGGTTAGAGCTTGAATTAGCTGATAATAGTGAGATTGAAGGTATTTATATGTTCCTTGATAATGCACTTGAAGAACTAAGGAAAGTGAGTAGTAGGCTTGAGGTATTGAGAAATACTCCTGCAACTAATCTTAATGAAAGAGCTGGGGTACTCAGGGACATCAGGAACTATATGTACAGTTATAAGAGGATAGCTGATTCAGTAAGAGAGGCTCTCAGAGAGGAAGAGAAGTCCACAGATAATAGATATGGTCAAAGAGTAAGGGTTGCATTAGATAATGTCACTACAATGCTTAATGACCTTGCAGTGGACTATAATACAATCTCTATGCCTTTATTTGTTGATTTCATCAAGCCTTTTGTAGGGGATAACCTTGTGGTTCCATTTGGGAAGTACAAAGGAAAGACCCTTAATGCAGAAGAGTTGGTTAAAGTAGCTGATGAAGATATTTCTTTCTTTGACAGATGGCTGGATAGTATGGCTGATTCATCTGATTATATGTTGAAGATTATGGACCAAGCTGTTAAAAAGAGCAAGGAACAAGCCAGATTGAAGACTATTGATATTCAGAAGGAACTACAAGCTGCCACTATTAAACTTGAACAGGCTGGTGTGAAAGACACTGAGTGGATGTTTGAGAGAGATAGTAAAGGTAATCTAAGTGGTAATTATATCAGTGAGATAAACCATGCTCTATTCAGAGAGAGAATGAGGACTATGTTCCAAAGTCTCAATGAAAAGTATGGCAGAAATCCTGTAGGGGAGAATGCTGATAAATACAATGAAGAGAGACAGAATTGGTTCAATGCCAATATGGAGACTGTAGATGGAGTTAGACAACCTAAGAAGTCCATTTATGAAAGTATGGAGTTC